TGCGAGATGCGACCGGGGACCGAGGCCGAAGACCACGAATTTATGCGCGAGCACGGTCTGTGCTACAGCTTAATACGCGACGCGTGCGACCGCTCACACACTCAAAGGAGATCTATGAAGTATTATTCTGGCATTTCATCCATAACGCCATCGCCCACCCGCTTTTGATCACGCACACCCGCTGGCTCCAGCGGGTCCACGCATGGACCGCCGCTCGGATGCACTGAGGGAGCCCATCGCACCGGCATTCAAAAGAAAATACCGCTGAAGACTAAGAACTTCAACCCCGCGATTTAACTCCGCACGCGTCTATCGTTTGCTCGCCGTCTTCCGAATCAGGAGCGGTAGCTCCCAAATAATCACACCTAATCAATAGGTAGGTGGTATCGGCAATTCAGTATTAACCCCGGTTAATTCTATTGGTTATATTCTAACATCCGTGGCGTGACCAATCGCATAAGGAGAATACATGGCAGACGCAAACTTTACGAATCGTGATGAGGCGCTATTCCCCTGGCAAAGAGATGAGGGGTCAGTAGATGAGGGGCCAGTAGATGAGGGGCCAGTAGGCCCTTCGATTGTCGTCCCGACTGCTCCGATTCATCTCGGAGGGATTGACTCGGCGCTCAACCATCCGAAATATGCGGGGCACGATATGGCCCCGATAGATGCTTACGAACCGCCGACTATTCAGACAGCCCCTATAATTCTAGATTCAGAAGTATCTGATAAATTCTTGATCAACACCTCCTATATAACCACGGACCTCGCCGTAGAAACAGGTACGGTGACTTGTTTGTACCCAGACAGCGCATCGGCAGCCAATGTCACAGATGGCGCTGGCCTTATCTCTCCGGGCGACTGGACGGCTCAGGGGGAGATCGTCAATCCATACGGCGGCGATGACTGGATGTTTGGAACATGGGGTGGTCCAAGTGATCCATCGCTGGAAAACACGAGTGATCTAGTCGTGCGGGTACTATGCACCATCTCGCGCAATGGTGGCGGGGGCTGGGGGCCTATGGTTAAGTATGGCACTTTCGGAGTCTATTACGCTAACTCAGAGCTTCAGGCGGATAATGCGCTGTACAGATTGTTTTTGAACTACAACACAAATCAGATGCTTTACACCCACGAATTAGGGACTGGAAACAACGACACAGTGATGATGTCTTGCGGGATGGTTCAGTCACACATGGTCTCTTTACTCTCGTGGTACAGGTTAGACAACGGCGACGGGACTTGTGATATTTGGTGCTACCGTGACGGTGTACGGTTAACGTCCAACGGGAGTCCTGGTGGTTCGTTTTCTAGTAACGGCGACGGCATATTCACCGGAAACCTACCGGATGGCGGGTCCAATGGCGTCCTGAGTATTAACGACGCCGCTGCGGGAACCTATGATGTCCAACACTTCACCGGCTGTGTACATATTCTTGATCAACTCCCGGAAGACCCCGACGCTCGCGAAGCAGCAGTCGCTGCCAATCTTTTGAACAATCCTTAAGAGGTAACTCATGGCTATTGAATACATAAAATGTGGAAGGCTTAGTCGATACAATGATCCCCGAGGCGGTTCGTGGGATATCGACAGCAAACAGGAAGCCGCCGATACCTTCGCCGCTGTTTACCGTGACCCGCTCAGAAACGGCCTTGATTCAGCTAACTGGCAGGTGACTGACGTAGTGGCTTGGGACGGAGCATATTCCAGTCGCAGCGGCGTGTGCTTTTTGGTGCGCCATATATCGGATGGGGCTCCTACGGGTCCAGAGTGGCTATTCGGGGCCACGGCCTATGACAATAATGGTGATATGTTCTATGAACCTGACGACGGCTGGGGTGGCAATAATGAATCATACCTGGATAATTTTCTCTGGAACATGGACCACAACTCAGGCTTCAGTACTTCTGTTAATGATGAAGCGATGCTCATTGCCTACGCTCCTGATGGATTTCCCGGATTCGAGTTCGACGCCTCCGGTACTGTGACAACGGGGGATGGAGACGCCCCTGCGCCTTCAGCGGGCGTTACCCTTTACGCCAATATTTCTTCCTTCATGCCGCCGTCGTCTTCATTTAAGGGTTTCGTGACTGGTTTCATGAACGCAAGTCCCTACAACTTTACTAGTTGGGCGATCATCGCAGACCCCGACAACCCATCTCTCACGATGTTTTTCAGCCATTGTGAACTATTTTCAAACCGACCGACCTACGTCGTATTCGGCGGCGACAACCTGATTGAACCCTACGACCCAACGGATACGGATAAACATGCGTGGGGCGGGTTTATGGCGCACTATGATACTGATTCCACCCCTTATAACGAGATTGGCAGAAAGCTGCAAGTCTTTGATAGCAGTGGGACACTTCATACCGTGGACTTCAGGGGGAACTATGAGATTCAGGGCGCGAATTCTCCGAGAAGTTCAGACGGAAAATACGTATGGGAGCCGACGGCGGCGACTTCAGGGGGCGTCCATAAGGGATACCTCAACCCCAAGTTCCTACGCGAAGTCGGCGGTCAGGACCAAAACATGGGTCGACTATTCTCGGACGATGCGGGCGATGTTTACTACAAGTTTCACCGCCACTACGTCATTCGGTATCCCAAAGACACCATGCCGTGGCCCTATGCGATGGATCTAGACGGTGACGATTGATCTAGGACAGTGTGCATAAATTTCGAGAATACCTTGTGCTACTTTAGTTGGATGACCCAGACTCACTAGCGGGGGTCCGTGGGTCGGGTCCAAGGAGCGGGCGGTTGCTCGAATTGTCGGTGCGGCCTAAAATGTGACGCCCAAAGAACAGGTGGTAGACTACCCATGTGCGCCTAAGACCTAAAAGAACAGGTATTTTGATGCGGCTATACCAGAAAAGATATCAACCCCTCGTCAAGCTCGCCGGCACCAAGATCTCGAAAAACCCCCAGCAGTGGGGCGCCGAGGTGCTCAAAGCCCTGGCGAGCCAGCACCCCTATGTCGACGAGAGTGATGTCGACATCAAGGTCAACTACATGGACCCCGAGGAAAAGCGGGCGTTCGGCGTAGTGATTGTGGCGGGGCGCGCGGCGGTGGTCTTCTCCATCGGGCCGAGCGAGCAGACCGGCCAGATCGAGCTCGACCCGCTCGACGTGATGTTCGTGCCCAACAAAGACGGAGACGACGGCCAATTTCGCCACCTCAGCGAATTCTCATTTCGAGACGCCATCGACCAGGGAGGGGTCGGCGATGTCTTCCCCAAAGGCGACGGCGAGAGCTACAGCCAATTGCCACCCTCGAACGAGTACATCGGGGACATGACCGGTGATGTGACTCCGCTGGAGTGGTCGAGCTACGACAGCATGGGTGGCGGAAACGCCATGCGCACCGCCGGCAGCGGACTCCTTAGCTGCATGCTTCGCGACCGCACCGAGGTCACCACGCTTAGTGATCTCTTGGATTCCCACCACGGCATCGGCCGGGCGGCCAAGAGGCTCGGGCTTCGCGACTCGCTGGACAATCTTTTGCCCGAGGGCGACGAAACAGAAGACCCATTCGACACTTCTCCGGTCGTCCAGATCCGAAAAGACGATCACAACCACCTGTTTGTGGACTTCGATGGCGGCGAGACCCAACCTATCAGCGCCATCGAGCTCAAAGAGCTCTTGCACGAAGAATTCAAACCGATGATGCGTGAGGTCATGGATCGTGGGTGGGCGTTCGTGCGCAATTTCCCGACCGTCCGCAGCCCCGAAGTCCCGATGTTCAACACGCTACCGACCCCCATCGAGGAGGGCGGGTGGCACAGGGTCGTGACCAAATCAGACAAACCTGTCGACGGGCTCGTGTGCACCCAGATGCTCGATTTCGACGGCGGGCGCCTCCCCAGGCAAAAAGTCATCTGCGCGGATGGAAAATTCGACGAGGGCAAGGTCGCGTTGGGGTCGCTTGCTGGCGAGGGCAAGCTCCCCGTCGGCACGCCCCGATCTGGCACGCTCGGCTGCTTTCTCGACGAGTCGGCCGGGTTTGTGGCGACTCCGAATATCCGCATCACCAAGACCATCACGCTACCCGACGACGGCACTGTGCTCGTGGGTACGCGCATGGACACGATGCAGCCGATCGGTCTGGTGCTTGTCGACAACCTGCTCAAACCCCAGAAGGTCGAGAGTGGGCACTACGACCAGCGTCTCATCCCGGACAACGCCTACTACTTCCCGGCGAACCTGACGTTTTTGGAGCTCAAAGACGAAAGCGTAGGCGTGGTCGACGCCACCGAGCGCGACGGCATCTCGGCCAAAAGCGACAAGCGCCCGAAGGCGACCATGCGCAAAAACGCCGGGTGGTACCACCTCGCCGGCAAAGTGCGTGGCGGACACGTCAACACAGGCCAGGTCCTCGAGGGCGAAATGCGCCTCAAGCTCGCCTCGCTCGGCGCCGACGACCACGCCATCGAGCGGATCTGCGAGATGGGTGACGGCCAGATGGAGCTTCGCGGCCTTCGCAGGTCTCGGATGAAACTAGCCAGTCAAGACGGCCTCCCACGAATTAGTGCCGAGGTCACGAACAGCGTGGTACGCGCGCTCAAAAAGTGCGCCAACGACGCGATGGAGGGCTATAACGAGGCCATGCAGGCCGAAAAGCCCGACCCGATGGAAGACCCGCAGGCGCTCGATGCGATTTTGAGCCTGCAGTTTGTCTCCGACGAAAACCTCGAAGAGATCTCCGAGGCTGACAACCTCTTCGAGATGGTCGAGGACAAGCTCGCTCGTATGCTTCTGGCGGCCCGCCAGGGCGAAGTCTCGATCCATGAGAAGGGTGTTCAGCGAGCCCTCAAAGGCATCGGAGAGGCGCGCAAGAGCATCAAGACGCTCAACATCGAACTCGAATCGAGGGAGCATCAATGAGAGGTCTGATCAAATGTGCGCTTTTGAACCCGGCCCAGAATGTGGATCCCCCAAAGCCCACCAATCCTCCGAAGGCGGAGGCGTCGTCGACCAGCAAAGAACGAAAAGATCTCATCAAGGATATCGGCAAAAACACCCGCAAGGGCGAGACCAAGCCGAACGTGATCGAGCAAGGTGAATATGGACCGTAAGCTCAATAGCATCATCCCCCGGGTGCCAAACTGGCGCTGGGTGATGTACCACGCGCTGCTCGGCCGCGACCACCCCGACCTCACTGACAAAAACTTCAAAATCGCAGCGCGCAGGCTCAAGGAGGAGGCCAGCTCCAAGCGTGCCCCGTTTGATGTACTCGAGCTGACCTGCGTGCTCGAGTACGAGCGTGACCTAAAACGCGGCAATGAGCCCGACCCCGACCTTGACCGCGCGCTCAGACTCCCCGAAGAAAAAGCCATCTCGGGCGTCATCGAGGCCATGCTCAAAGAGCACTGCGAGACCCAGTGGGTCGTCGATGCGCTGTACTACAAGTTCAAAGAGGCGATTTCTGAGGAGACGATAGGGCTATACAAAAAGCTGTTCTGCGACACCGACCGCCTCAGCGCCTACGACATCGCTTCGGCCGACCCAAAAGGGCATACGCAGCCTGTGGTGAGCGGCCCCTGGCGCGACAAGCACCTGGCCCACCGCGCCGGCGCCGACATCGACATCGACCCGGAGGCGATGCTCGAAGATATCATGAAGGATGGGTTCTTTCGGGCCAAAGAGCTGCAACGCTTCGGCATGGCGGCCGACGACACGGTCATCAAGTACCAAAAAAACGTGATGTCGGCCTACAAGACCCTCAAAGACAACGAGACCGGCCAGACTGCCGACTTGCCAGACATCTTCAAACGCACCATCATATACTCAGAGCAAACTGCCACTGACGCCAATGAGCTCGACGGGTACGACCCTCTCGAGGCGAGCGGCCACGAGGAGAAAGACGATGTCTGATGACTTTTTTGCGGGACTGCCAGCCCTGGAGGAGGAGTCTGAGGCGGATGCCAACGCATCTGACGACCCCTCAGAGCCCGATGACATGTTCACCCAGATGCGCCAGGAAGGCGACGACAAGCCCACTCTCGAAGACCAGCTGTCGGCGAGGGCGTTGCCGGGCGATAGCGTCTTCGACGCCCCTGATGTCACGCCGTCGGCCAGCCGGTGGAAAGTCATCGGCAACCTCAAATTTTAGAGCCGGCCGTATCGAAGTTCGCGATCACATAGCAGTACAGTGCGGCGTGGAACGCGTCGTCGTTCTCGCCTTCGGCCTTCAAGTACCTGAGGTTGTCGTGGCGGTCGACTTCAGCGCGCACGTTCAAAAAGTCTTCTGAGAACTCATCAAAGAACTCTTCCTGGCGGGGCATGACGATGTGGCGCTTGCGGATGCGCTCGATGAAGGCCGACACTGCGTTGGATTTGTTCAGCGTCAGACACGGCACCTCTTTGTTCTTGGTCTTCCAGGTGTAGTCGGCCGACTTCGCCGAGCTCGAGTAGTAGCAGGCCGTGACCCGATTATCCCCGTACCCCTCGGCGATCTGGCTGTTCATGCCAAATCCCATGCCGTGGTCGCAGTGGACCCTGGCGACCCTCCAGGTCTTGAGTGTCTGCAAAATCTTCGGGATGCAGTACTGGGGGTGGGCCGCGTCACCCTTGAATTTTTTCAGATACAGAAAACGAAACTTCCCCTTGTAGAACTGCCCGAGCGTCAAGACGGTCGCTGCAGGCCCCCGCCCCCAGTCGATGCCAGCATAGATCGGCGCGCGCATGTACGACGACGGCGGGTCCTCGACAATTTTGTGCGCCCCACAGATGCGCCGGAGCATGGCTTCTGTGATCGGAACATCGGCGGTGTCGGCCGACATGCCTAAGACCTCATTTAAGAATTTCGGCCGGGGATAGTCCTCGAACTTCTTGAGGATGCTGTCCCACTTGTTCTGGTTGGGCACCCAGATGCCACCCCTGAGCTTCATGTACGAGATTTTGCAGTGCATCTGATGGACGTGGAATCCGGCCATCTTGGAGGCGCGGTTGTGACGAATCCACTGACCGTTGTCGACGTCCAGAATCTTGCCGCAGTGGTGACAGATCGGCCCGTGCTTTCCGATGTTTTTGATGCCCAGATTCACATACTTCGAGCACCCACCACAGGTGATGACCCATTCTCGCTGGTCGCTCTTTTTCCACAGTCCGTGGATCGGATTGACCAGTGACTTCGGCGTGCCGGTGTACAACAGCTTCTCGTGCTCCGAGGTGAACATCGCCTCGTTGATGACCGGCTCGATCTCGTCGAGCGTCTGGTCCTGGACCTCGTCGTAGTGGACCATGTCGACGGTCAGACCACGACAGGCGTCCGGGTTGTGCTTGGCCCACTTCAGGTAGTACTTCGACTCGGTGTTGGCGAACTTCTTCTCGAAGACGTTGTTGGGCACCCCGATGATGTTGTCGAACCCAGGCGAGCCGGCGATCATTGGGGCGACTTTATCCCAGCTATATTTGGAGGTCTGGTCTTGCTCGGGGGCGGCGTACAGGACGTTGAAGCGCCGATGGTTTGCCATAAGCATCAGCGAGAACGCCGAGCCGAAGGTCGACTTTCCCACCTGGCGACTCATCTTGCAGACGCGCCGCTGGGCCTGGGTGTCGAACATCGCCGGCATCCAGCGACGGCCGTTGTAGGTCATCTTCTCGCGCGGGGCGACGTTGATGCCGTTGGCGGCCCACTCGGATAGATAGGCGGCCGGATACTCTTCGGCTGCGCTCATGTAACCCTCTTCATGTCCTGCTTCTTCTCAGTCGATCGCGGATTCTCGTTGGGGTCGAAGTTCGGATTGCCGCCCAGGCGTACGCCTCCCTGCGACGAACCATCTTCTTCCTCATCACTGTGGATGTACTGGTAGCCGGCGCCGGGCGAGCCGATGCGCTTTCGCTTGCGCTGCACGCCGGACTGGATTTTGCGCTGACGGAGCTTGCGCTTACGGGAAATCTCGTCTTTGTTTTCCTGGTAGTACCGACGCGCGCGCTCTTTTTCTGCGGGCGTCGAGCGCTCGGCGATCTTCTCAATCATCTGGTCGACGCTCATGCGCGCCTCAAAGATCGCGTCGAGCTCGACGGGCTCGAAGGTGAAGCCGGCGGCCTTTTCGATGTCGACCAGGCACGCGATCGCGCTGGCTTCGGTCGGCCAGGGGAGCATGCTGAAATACGCCGAGCTCATCTTATCCATCGCCTCAAGGCCCGGACCGACAAGATTCGATCCCGGCCCAAGCGCCAGATCGGCGAACGGGGAGCCGGAGGTGCGGGAGCTTGAAAACCCCTGCGGCCCGCCCTCCTCGATGGTCGTCTTGATACGGCTCAGCGCCATACGCTGCGCCCAGTCGTCACCCTTGTGGGGATTTTGTTGGGCGCCAGGAAGCACGCTCTTGTAGGTGACCTGGCGGCCTGTGGGGTTTTGATTGTTCCACGCCTTGACCTGAGGGAGCTTGGCGTAGTCGCCGGGCACCCACTTTTCTGAGTCCCCCGAATCTTGGACGCGCACCTTGTCGGTCAGTGACTTGACGGTGACTTCGTAGTTTTTCTTCGACAGATTCACCCCAGCCGACGAGAACGTCTGGTGCAGATCGTCGCGCATCTGGGTCTGCACGTCATTGATGCCGCGAAGGCGCAGCACGTCCTGGGACTGAGTGACACCCGTCGACAGCGGATCACCCTTTTTGACGCGCTCGCCAATTTTGACTTTGACGTCGAGCTTCTGGGGGATTTTGTGGTCTTTGCCGCTCACGACCACCACCTTGCCGCCGTATCCAGACGACTTGATCTTTTGGACCGGCCCGCTCACTTCGGCGAGGACGGCCTTGCCCTTGATATTCTCGGGCATCTGCAGAATCTGCTGGGCGCGATCGAAGGCGTTGGAGAGGCCAGTTTCTGCGGTGGCGACGCCGCCCGTGTGGAAGGATTTCATGGGAAGCTGCGTTGCGCGCTCGGTCAAGGCCTGCACCTCCGAGATGCCCACATTCTTGCCAACCATAGGGAAGCTGCCCGTCTCATCGTAGCCAAAGCACTTCGCGCACACTCCCTGTGTCGATTCGCAGGTTAGAATTGAGCGCACCTTCACCTTCGGCTTTTTGAGCTTCTCGATGCTCGAGAGCACGGAGTCGTCGATGACGGTGCCGCGCGTCGTCGAGCCGACCGAGTCGGCGAGCACGCGGTCTTTGAGGTGGCCATCAACCTTCTCGTAGCGCCCCTCTTTGGTCCCGCAGTCCTTCTCGGTGACTTTCATGTCGGCCGCCGAGTTGGTCAGCTCTTTGGCGAGATACCCCGGCCCCGCGACCGACTGGGTCTTATCGATCATGCCTTTTCGCTGGGAGTACAGGTGCGCAAAATAGTCCGACGAGCTCAGGCCTTCGGCGTAGTTGCCGCGCACTGGCTCCTCCATCGTCTCTTGACGATGGTTGAGCATGAGCCCCAGGCTTCCGACGAGCTGTTTGACCTGGTCGGGGTTTCCGCGCGCACCGGCCTCGACCATATCCGAGATGTTGTTCGATTTGCCGGCGTCATTGCCTTTGATTTTGATCGACTTGTCTTTGACGTATTTGTCGACCTCGCCATACAGGTCGATGACCTTCTTTTTTCGGTCTTCGTCGGACAGGCGTCGATCGCCGCGCACGCTCTGCACCTGACGGTCGGCGTCGGCGTACAGCTTGTCGCGCTCTCGTGACAGCTTCGCCGAATCCTTCATATCCGAGAGCAAAAAGCTCGAGCCGGAGGTGTAGGCGTAGCTTTTGGCAATCTTCTTCCAGGCGCCCAACGTGTCTTTGAACGCGCCGTCCCCCTCCTCTTTCTGGATACGCTTGAAGAAATCCTTGATTTTGCCGTTGTCGAGCCGGGCGTTGTAGTCGCGAAGCTTCTCGGGCACGGCCGCCATGACCTTGCACCGGCCGGCGGTGGTCTTGCCGATTCCGCTGATTCGCACGGTGTCGGTCCAGTCGATGCGCTCGGTGTCCGCAGCCTTGATCGCCTCTTCAGGAGAGTCGTAGGTGTTCGATTTGGCCGCGCCCTTGCGGGTGATTTTGAACAGGCCGAGCACGTACTCGTGGCTCAACCCGGGGTTCATCTCCTCGCGGTTGCGGCCGGGCAGGTACATATTTTTCGACGGCAGCAGGTCTTCGGCTTCCTTGTTGGCTTCCTCGGTCGCTGGCACGTGAATGCCGAACGTATCTCCGTCGAAGTCGGCGTTGAACCCGCCGAGCACTTCGACCGGCAGCTTCACAGCATGGCCCGGGATAAGCTTGGGCTTGAACGCCATAATGGAGAATTTGTGCAAGGTCGGCGCGCGATTCGCCATCACATGACGGTCGCCCATGGCGCGCTGCAGCGCGTCGTTGCCGAGCTTGGTGCGGTCCTCGATCTCTTGTTCGGCCTGCAGGGGTGTGAGCCCCTGACCTCGAAGCTCGCGCTTGATGTGGGGCTTGAAAATCTTCCAGGCCATCTGCTCGGGCACCCCGATCTGATCCATGTCGAGGTCCGGGTCCGGCCCAACCACAGCCGTGCCGGAGGTGTCCTGGCGGCGCTTCAAAAGCCTTTTTTGGAAATACCCCGACTTCGGATTCGTACCGGCGACCGTCTCGGCCAGGCCCTTGACGTTTTCGTCTTGGACGAGCCCCATCGACATCCCCATCGAACCACTGAAGCCATCAAACAGGGATTTTCGGACCTTGTCGCGCTGTTTTTGCAGCCCCTTCTTGCCCTTGAGCGCCTTGAGCTGGTTGTTCATCAGAATCGTCGAGCGGTAGTGCTCGTTGACGTCGGCGACCGAGATGTCTCCGGTGCCGGGCAGCTCGATGACCGGCCGAAACTTCGGCGGCATGACCGGGATGGTGTCGACAACCATCTCGTCGAGACCCACACCCTTCTCTTTGAAGTTTTTGAGTGTGCGCGCCTCGCGGTGCATCTTATTGAGCTTGGAGCCGCTCGCTTTGGGCGCCTTCTCCTTGATCTCTTTGAGGCGCTTGTCGGGGTCGATGGACTTCAGCAGTTTTCGCAGGCCCTCGCCGCCGGTGGTTGCGCCCGGCTTGTCGGCCGCGACGAGCTTGCCGCCGACGACACCCTTCTTGCCGCCGACCAGATCGTCGATCTCGTGGCCTCTGAGCTTGGTGACATCCCTGATCGCCTTCAAAAACGTCGGGTGCGGCAAAGGTTCTGCGAGCTCGATGTGTGACCACTTCGTGCCCTCGAGTCCGCCGGTGGTCTCCAGGTCGAACAGTCCGCCCTTCTCTTCTTTGAGGTCTTTGGCCCGCAGGGCAGTCGCGTCTTTGATTTCTCCGTTGGAGATGTCGCGCACATGGCGGTCCAGAAACGGCGCCATCTTCACATCTCCCTTATCGTCCTCTTCGAGGTTCACGCCCATGCCGCGAAGCATCGAGACGAACTTCTTGCTCGAGTTCGGCATATTCGGCTTCGGTAGTGCCGTGCCGTTTTCAATCGCGCGCCAGTGCTCGATCGATTTGTCACCCTTGAAGGTGTACATCTCTTTTAAGTTCGCATCGGCGCCGTGGGCGAGCAGTGCATACATCTCCCCAAGACCGATGGACCGGCCGCCCTTACCCTTGCCCTGGGAGGGCTGGCCAGAGAGCGAATAGGCCTCGCCGGGCCCCGCGCCGCGGGCGCTAAGCTTCTTGTCGACCTTGTGCTCGAGCTTGAGCGTGTAGTGGTCGCCGACGAGCACGCCCTCGATGTGCTTGTCTTCGGTGGGGTCGTAGATCGTACTGTGGTCTTTTAAGCCCCGCTCTTTGAGCTCGTCCAAAATCTCTTTGGAGTGGTTCTTCCCAAAGGGCTTGGAGACGTAGGGCTTGCCGTCGTGGTTGGCGATATTCGAGGCGGTGACCTCCATGATTTGGCCGGTGTTCATCCGGCTGATGACCCCGTTGGGGTTGAGTAGGAGCTCGAGGGGCTCTTCGTCCTCGCCGCGAGGCATCTCGCCGTCGTCGATGATCGTGGTAATCGTGCCTTTGTTTCCATGACGCCCAACGAGCTTGTCGCCGACTTTCGCCCGCTCTTCGGTCTTGACGACCACCAGTACGTCGTCGTTTCGGGGATGAACCTCTTCGACCACGCCTTCTGTTGCCTTGTCCCAGACGATCGAGCCGTCGCGAAAATCCTGGGTCAGAAGGCGGCTGATGTTTTTGAGCTGCTTCGAGGCCGTATCCTCTTCGACCTTGCGCATCTTGACGACCAGCGGGTCACCCTTTTTGATGCGCTGGCCCTTTTTGACCACGCCGTCGTCGTCGAGCTTGCTGAGCTGATCGGCGGTATACAGCGATGGGAAGTAGGCCTGGTACTTCTTTTTGCTCAAGACCTCGTTGTCGCCCACCGGCACCGTTTTCTGATAGGCGTGCATCGAGGTGAGTTTTTTGGCCGCCGTCTCGCTGACGACCACGCCGTCCTCGTGGTTCAAACCCTTGTATGGCACATACGCCGTTTTGAGGTTCGTCCCCAGCGCGAGCTCACCGTCTTTGGTGTAGTTCGTATCCCCCAGCGCCTGGCCTTTGGTCACCCGATCACCCTTGGAGACGGTGATTTCGGTGTCCTGGAAGTTGTGGTCATTGAGCCAGAAGCTTTTTGGGAAATTGACCTTGTGGGACTTTCCGTCCGCATCCCGGATGACGAGGTTATCCTCCTCGAGCTTGACCACCTTGCCGTCGACCGGGGCTTTGGGGACGCTGAACTTCCCCATGAGCTGCTCGACGGTGGCGCCGGAGTGTTCGTCGATGGCGGCCTGGACTTTGGGCACTTCGCGGTGGACGAGCGATTTCGCCTGCGACTGCATCTTCGAGGCCGTCATCCCGCGGGTGCCGTTGTTGTGTGACAAAAACGGCATCCCCAGCGAGTTGTACCCGAACATGTCGGTGGTGCGACGCATCGCAAAGCGCACCTCGTGGGGCGAGACGCGACTGATTTCTCCCTTGTGGCTGACCTTGATCTTACCGTCATCGTCGGGCTCGAGACGGCCATCTTCCTCCTTGTAGTACTCTGCGAAGGCTGTCGGCTTCATGTACATCTCGCGCGGAGTCACCTCGACCTGTTCGCCTTTTTTGACGTCCCAGACCTTCTTGACGAGGTCCTTCCCGCGTTTTTTGACGCCCTTCGCCAGATGCAGACTTGTCCCCAGGCTTTGCCCCTCGGGGGTGTGCATCGGGTCGATGAAGTTCAGATGCGACGGATCGACCGCGCGCGTCTCGCGGCTGACCGCGTGGCGTGTCTCGATGCCACCCTCACCCATGGAAGTGATCTCCGAAAAGGAGGCCATCAGGTCCATGGGGTTGTTCTGCTTGGGGATCCTGGCGAGAGATGTCTGGGTAAACGTCGAGTCGAGTGGCCCCTGGAAAAGCCGCTTCTGGACGACGTCACTGACCTTGTCGAATTTCTGCAGGTTCCGTTGCAGGGTGCGCGCGATCTTCGAGCGGTACTGGCGGTGGTTGAGCCGCTCGATGGCGAAATCGCTCAGGTCGAACACCGCGTTGTGGATGAGCGACTCGCGGTTGTCCTCTTCGGACTCGCCGCGGGAGACCTCGAGGATCTTTTTCGTGATGACCATGAACAGGTCGGCCGACACCCGCGAGGCTTCCCGGCCGAGTGTCATCTCGACGTTTTGCGGGTCGAGCTCGCTGTTCTCCTCGAAGTAGTTCAGCAGCCAGCGCCTCAGCGTCGGCACATCTTTTTTGTCGACGTCTTCGTCGCCGTCGTAATGCAGAGAGTCGTAAAGCTTTTTGAGCGCCCCGAGCTCGTTGCCGGCCCCCCGCGCGCCCTTGTTGGTGCGGTAGACCTCGTCGCCCCACACCCGCCGGATGCGCTGGCGATCGATGCCAAGTCCGACCAGCAGGGCCAGGAGGTTGATCTTTTTGCCCGTATCGAGCACGAAGTCGCCCTGCTCGCGAAGCTGGAGGCGAAGGTTTTTACCCTTCGACGAGTTGATCCACGCCTCGATCGTGCCGTCTGGTTTTTCACGGGTGTACACGCCCGGAAGCAGGCGCTTTTGGAGCGGGAAGCTGTACTCGTTGCCCTCGACGATGTAGGTGCCGCGGGTGGTCACCTGCGGCAGGTCGAGCAACGTGACGGTCGCTGTGTCCTCGGTCTTGTTGTCGACTTTGAGCTCGAGTGTCGCGCGCACGGGTTTTTTGTAGGAGATGCCCTGAATTTTGGCACTCTTTTGTGACCGAAGGTCGTCGTGCGACTCGGTCGAGGGCATATCGATGCGCTTGACGACCAACTCGCGGTCGCCCTGTTTGATGTTGAGCGTGTCTCGAAGGTAGTCCTCGAGGTTCTCGAGCAGATTTTTGTGCGTGTTGTACGGAAGGGACACCGATGGCCTCCTCAGAAATAAGAGTCGGCCATCAGTGTATCGAAGATCGCGGGGATTTCAGGTTTTTGCTACTTGGGTAGGTTGGGCTTTACTCGCTTGCCGTTACGCTCGTACTTCCGCTCTGATTTGATTCTAGACTTTAATATACTCTTCCATTTTGCTCTCTCAGCTAAATGATCCGAAAGCCTATTGTGCCCAGCTGGCTTTTTGCTTGATCTTCCAGCTACACGCTTCCTCTCAGGCGGGGTGCTATTTCTATTTTTGGGGAACACCATATTGTTGCCATACGGGGCATTGGCGGGACTATTTCGGCTGCCAGACATGATGCGGGATTTTGACTCAGACTTGAGCCCTCCCCACATTTTCTGCCATTTGTTCTTTGCGGACTTACCCATCGATGCCACTTTCATCAAACCATTCATGCCGTATCCTTTTTATTCACAAACCAGTTATCTTACTCGTCGTCACTTCGAAGGTAATTACCAAGCGCCCCACCTGCGGCACCAAGCCCGGCGCCTATAGCAGCCCCAGGAAGCCCGCCGCCGACCGCCCCAAAGGCTGCACCACCAATGGCGCCAGTCCCGGCGCTTCTCGCCAGGCTTTTTTCACTATCGCCGCCATCACCAATTTGATGAATCAAGGTTCCAGCACCACCTCTCATAGCCCCCCCGAGTACACCCGCTCCAGCACCCAGAACGCCACCACCCAAGGCGCCCATAGGCCCCAAAGACGCCCCGATAATCGCACCTCGTGTGCCAGTTATTGCAGCATCGCCGGCCATCTGGTTCTTCATATCGTCGAAAGTTCTTTCGCTATTGATCTCTGCCACTTTCATCAAACCATTCATGCCGTATCCTTTTTATTCACAAACCAGTTATCTTACTCGTCGTCACTTCGAAGGTAATTACCAAGCGCCCCACCTGCGGCACCAAGCCCGGCGCCTATAGCAGCCCCAGGAAGCCCGCCGCCGACCGCCCCAAAGGCTGCACCACCAATGGCGCCAGTCCCGGCGCTTCTCGCCAGGCTTTTTTCACTATCGCCGCCATCACCAATTTGATGAATCAAGGTTCCAGCACCACCTCTCATAGCCCCCCCGAGTACACCCGCTCCAGCACCCAGAACGCCACCACCCAAGGCGCCCATAGGCCCCAAAGACGCCCCGATAATCGCACCTCGTGTGCCAGTTATTGCAGCATCGCCGGCCATCTGGTTCTTCATATCGTCGAAAGTTCTTTCGCTATTGATCTCTGCTACTTTCATCAAACCATTCATGTCGCATCCTCAGGCGTATACGCGTTGAGCGCAGTGTAGAATTCGTCGTTGAGCCGCTTTTTGTCCTTCGACATCTGATCGATATACTCGTCGACGGATGTGTCGCGGTCGACGAAGCGGTGGTGCCACTTTTTGGGGTACACCGAGCGGTATTTTTTGATGTTAACCTTGCGCTCGTCTTCCGGCAAATGATGGTGGGATTTGTAGCGCGCCGTACGCCCCATGGCCTGCTCAGTGGTCTCGGGGTTGAAGTCCGGCTCCATGACCTGCATCTGCTTCACGCCCTTGAGATCGATGCCTTCGGCGCCGGCCGGGCTGAGTCCGAGCACGTTGACATCGCCCTTTTCGAACTGGTCGAGGAGTTCTTTGCGCTTCTTCTGAGTGAGTGAGCCCTGATAGACGCCCGACCGGAGCATCTTATCGTCCTTCATCGCCTCCGAGACCGGGTTGATGCCACCGTCGAGGTAGTTCGAGTACATCACCCCCCGAAAGTTCGGGTCGTCTTTGGCCGCGCCCTGCATATCCTCGACCATCCGGCGCATCTTCGGGGAGTGCTCCATCGGGTCTTTGACGGTCTTGTCGTAGGGCGCCGGAGAGTTGGCGGTCTGGCGCATCGCCGTGAGAAACGAGTTGAGGTTTTTCTTCTCTTGTTTGGACGGCGGCAGGTTGTTGCGAAGCTTGTAGTCCATGCTCGGATTGGACTTGCCGAGCGCCTTCATCAGATCTTGCTGCTTGTCGCCCATCTCGACATCGACGTTCTCCATCTCGACCTTCGGCAGGTTCTTCTGGTACTCCGGGTCGCCTGAGAAGCGGTGGATGTAGGGACCAAGCGCTTTGTTGAGACCCTCGGGGTCTCGGATGCTTTCCTCTTCACCGGGCTTGATGCCCTTAAGCCAACCCCAAAGCCCCGGCCCCTTCTTCTTGGTGCCGATATGCTTGCGATTGAAATCCTCCTGACTCATCACATGCTGCCCGGAGACCGTGTTCACCAGCCCTGCAACCTCAGATGGGTGGTTGTTCACCAGCGACGCGGTCATGCCGACGTGGTGTTTGACGTGCGGCCGGACCGACTGGATCGCTTTTTGGGCCTGAGTGGGGTTTCGAAGCCGATGCATCTCGTCGGTGATGAGCGTGTCGGGTTTGTGCTCGCGCACGTACTTCATCGGGTCTTTGCGAAATTTTGCGTAGCTGACCGTCTTGTAGGAGTCGTGGCGGTCGGGCTTGACGAATTTCTGGATTTCTTTGTTGTAGTTCTGCTCGAGCGAGGCGGGGGTGACCGCGAGCGTTCGGCCGCCTCGGTCCTCGGCGATCGCGAGCGAACTCAGGGTCTTGCCGCTTCCCAGGCCGTGATTCAGAATCACGCCGGGCTTGCCGCGAGAGTGCCGCACCGCGTCCGCCTGGTGCGGCTGCAGCTTCACGTCGTCGTTGAGACCCGCGGGGTTGGTGATGGAGGCGGTTTTGAGGAGGCCAATCATAGGATGAATGTCTCGTCGCTTGCCATGAATTGATCAAACCCTTCTGGAGTCGAAAGACGCCGAGGGTCCGTGCGCTTGGATGTGTTTTGCTCGAGCGCCTTCGTGTCCGCCTCGAGGTCGGAGATGTTGCGCTTCCTCTTGGCATTGTGGACCGCCTCATTCTTCATACTGTTGTGCGCGAGCGCACCAAGTCCTGCGCCGGCACCGAGGATGGCGCCCCCGTAGAGCACCTTGTCGCCGTGGCGATCCCAGAACGATTCTTCACCCTGCCCAGCTGTCTTCAGTAGTCCCTGCATTAGCCCACCTTCCCGTATTCACGCCCCGACCAGTCCTTGAATTTCTGCTCGTCTTCTTCGGCGCTCGTCGACGGCCGGCCTTCGGCGTCTCGGCGGTCGAGGATTTTCTTGTTGCCGAAGATGTGGCCCGCCGTCGCGCCCAGGGCGGCGCCGGTCGAGCCGCCTATAAGCACAGCTTTGCCGGCGCTGTCGGCATACCCCTTTCGGCCCGCGAGCGCTCCGAGACCCGCACCCGCAAGACCGCCAATTCCAGCGCCTATGACCGACGGGATGTTGTGGTCGATGCGCTCATCGCGGTTTTTGGGGATCGGCGAATCGAACGTGGCGTGCATCCAGCTCGCTTCGGCGCATTTCATCAGGCCTTTCATCAGTCGTCCTTGTCGTCATCAGTAAGCTTTCCTGCGAGCGCGCCGAGTCCGGCCGCGCCGACTGCGGCGGTACCGGCAACGCCAATCTTGCTCTTCGTGCCCAGGCCGCTCCACTTCTTGCCGACCGCGCCTACCACTTTGTTGGCGCGGTTTTTGGTGTTGTGGGCGAAATTCTTCGCCTTGGTCGACGTGCTGGATTTCGGAGATGAGATTTTGCGGTTGTTCAGGCCCTTCACTTTCCCTGTAGGTTTGGCCGAATTGCTCACCGTCGAGCTCTTCGGGGCATTCTTGGGCCCTGATACATGCGGGTTGCTCGGCGTGGCCGGCTTGGTCGCATCTGCGGTCTTTATCAGTCCTTGCATCTCAAAACTCCAGGTCATCGACGTCTTTGTCGTCAGTCGGGGCGGTCTCTATCTTCTCAATCCAGCGCAAAACCACAAATAATGTCGACTTCAGCCAGCTCTTCGTCTCGTCATCGACGAGCTTGGTGTCTGAAGCGGTGATTTCTTGAATGAGCGCGCGGTATCGCTCAATGTCAGGATCGTCTTTGCGACGCACGTCGATCTCGAAGGTGTCGACGTGCACCTCGATATCGCCCTCCATCCAGTCCTGCATGCCGCCCATGCCCTGAAGCATCTTGGCCATGGGGTCGCCCATTGGGCTCGCCTTTCCCTGTGAAAATCCGTCCATCGCTTATCCTCGTCGGGGTGGTTTTTGTTGGGGCATCGGCCGCATATCGACCGATCCTGTCGACGGCGCCTCGCGCCCACCGACAAGCCCCAAGTGTTGGGTGATCAGAACCGAAAATTCCGGGTCTGTTTTTCGCACATAATCAAAGACCGGGAGTCGAATGCCTCGAGGCAACATCTGGAGCTTCTCGGCGTACTCCTTGGCATTTTTCGATTCATTCCTCAAATACGTGTCGAACTCGGACGGCGTCTGCGGCTGAGGCTCCATCTCCTCCTGTTGTTGCTGCTGCGCCTGCTCGGCGCCCTCTTCCTTCTCGCGCTGCATCGGCCGTTCGGTCTGCGCTTCGTGGCGCTGCTCCATCTCGGCGAGCCTCTCTTCGACGGCCTGGGCGAGCCTGGGCGATTGCTGGGCGAGCATCTCGAGCTCACTGCCACGCTCTTTGGGCGGCATCTGCATCAGATCGTCGACGTACGCTTGAACGACCTGGGGTACTTTTTGCTCGAGCGAGTCGGCCGCCATGTCGGCGTGGACGCCTTTTTGTTCGGCCTCGGCCTGGTATTTCTGCGCCTTGGCGTCGTCGAGGCGCATCTCGGTCTGCTGCTGGCGCTGCTCCATCTCGGACTGCGCCTGCTGCTCTTGCTCGGCCTCGGCCTCCTGCTGCTCGTCGAGCTGCCGGTAGTCGCCTTCGCCTTTGAAGTGCGAGACCATCGCGCTATCGTCCTGGAACATCTCCTGGGACAAAGCTCCCCAGGCCTCGCCGCGCATCTGCGTCTCGGTCTGGATGTCGGCGGCCTGCAGCGCCGCGCGAGCGTTGAGCATCTGCTCCTGAATGTGGACTTCCTGCATCTTGTCGGTCTCGTCTTTGACCTGGTTGTGCTGGTCGTCCCAGGTCAGATCCATCCGGTCGAGCACCTCTTTCCAGCTGACGACCTTCATCTGGCCGAGCTGGATGAGGATCTGGAGCATCTGGACGTCGTCGGCCATCCTGAACGGCTTGTACTCGCACTTGACCTTTGGCCACCCCATAATGCTCGAGGTATGGTCGACCACAAACCACACCAGGCGATTGAGCGCCCGCAGATACGACATGAGCATGTTCTCGAGCATCCGAAGCTGCACCGACCCGCCCGACCAGGTCATGCCGTCGGCCAAAAAGCCCTCGGGGACGCCGGTAGATCCAATAATCTCTTTGATGGCGAGCTCGCGAAGCTGCGCGGTGGTGAAGCGGTTTGAATCACCACCCACCTCGGCCACGCCCACCGGGAAGGGGGCGGGCATGACCGCGTTTTTGTCGCGTCGCCACTGCTGGAGCGAATTCTGTAAAAAGCCTGAGAATCTGGCCAGTGAGATGGTGCGAAGCGGGTCCTGGCTTGTTGCCTGCGGAAAGACGAAGCGCGCCGGAATGGAGCGCTCGTTGGCGAGTGACTCGTCGGCCTTTTTGTATACCTGGTTGAGATAGGCGTCCTTGAGAGCGGCCATAATAATGGGGTTGCCCCACGCCATGCCGCGGCCGGACAGGGATGGCTCCGACAGATGGAGCACCTGGCCGGGCTTGAATTTGATGCGCTTGCCCTTGATCGCTGCTTCGACATAGTGCCAGGGCGTCGTGTCGATGAGGTCGCGGTTGGGCTTTGCCCCCTTAACGGCGCGCTTGAGCGCGTGCGACGGGTCGTAAAAAAACCACTTCTGACCAGTCAGGTCGTTGCGCTCGATGCGCATCTTCTGAGGCTGCAGGCGAACCACTGAGATTTCCTCGAGCTTTGCGACGTTGTCGTCGCGCGGCTCAAAAGTCGACTCAGCCTTGCATTTGGGGCAGGTGCCGTGAATCTGATCGCGCTTGAGGTGGTACATGAACGTGCCGGCCCGGTTCGGGTACTCGCACGCCTTGCATGTATAGAACCGCTTGAACGGCTTGTGGATGGTCACAAAGCAGTTGCCGTACCCGAAAAAATCGAGCCCCACCGACTCGCTCGCCTCGTAGATGTTGAGCTCTTTTTCGAGCGCATCCTCCCACTTCTCTCGAAGCGAATCCTGGCTGTTCTCGGTGTTGACGATGACGCGCGTGATCGGGTACTTCGCCAGCTTTTTGACGATCGGGGAAATCTGAGGGTGGGTGGTCGCGAATAAAAAGCACATCTCCAGAAGCTTCTGGCGAGACTTCGGCAGTTTCGTCGAAGCGACGTCCAGAAACGGATCTGGATACTCGGTCCGGCCGAGCGACATTGGGCTGAGCGCGTTCGCCATGATTACCTACGAAGTTCGTTGATTTTTGAGTGCACATGTTGCTCACAACGCGTCATGCGCATGTATTGGATGACGTCTTCCGGGGTGAGTGCCTCGGGGTCTTCGTCCTCGAGTGCGCTCATCAGTCGTGACTGGCGGTCCATCGCCTCATCGCCCATCGTGGAGACGAGCTGACGGGAAAAGGCAAGGTTCGCAAACTGCAGCGACGGCGGCAGCAGAATGAACCCGTCGCGAACTGCCGCGGCGGCGACGTAATTTTTGACCGCGTCGCTGAAGTCGTTCTCGGCGAGGTAGCGATCCACCAGCGCAATTGTCGCCGCGATTTCGTGCATCCTGGGCTCTTGGATGCTGAAAAAATCGACCACTCTGCTGGCGAATGACAAACACACCTTCTCGAAGACCTTGGGCGCACTCCAGAATTTCTCGGTGTTTTTGAGCACCTTGAGCGCGCCTATTTTGCTCTGGTTGATGCCCGGCACGTCGGCGCCGGCGCGGTGGCACTCCTCCAGAATCGTCTCGTACTCCCAGTCGTACCACTCAGGGCCGAAGCGCTGGGTCAGAACCACCATCACGTCGATGGGATTGATCTCCTCGTTGACTAGCGACTCGATAGCGTCGCTGGCCGACTTGGGCATCGATTTGGCATAGCTGTCGATAGTGTGCGACGAGGCGTTGTGTCCTTTTTGCTCGAGCTCGTCGCGGTCGACCCACACCTGGGTGGGGCTTGATTTGAACGCCTCGTGCTCGGCCTGGGTTTTTTTGGCCTCCTCGCGGACGATCTCGCCCTCGTCCTGGTTGACCTGCACCTCACCGCCGCGGGCGAGCTGCTGGACGCGATCGGCGATCATCGACTCGGTATCGGGCGCCGAATGGATATTGATGTCGGTGGGGCGGTCGGGAATGACATGCCCCTCCTCCATGTCCGGCACCGACCGGCTCGGGCTGTAGTCGCCCGGCGGGCCATCGTCGACGTGCATGCTACCGTAGTCGGCCTCCTTGCCGAAGTCGCTTGGGCCGTCTGCACTAGCAATGGGTTCTTGGTCGTCAAAGTCCCCGCCGACGACCCCGCGGGGCAAATGCGGGTCGTCGTAGGCCATATCCCAGTTGTGGGCGCCGCCGGCGAAGGGGCCGACGGTTGCTTGAGATGGGTCGGGTTTGTAATCAGTCATGACATCTGCTCTTGGGCGTATTGTGTGATGATGTTTTGTTCAGCATGAGGCAGACTCGGGACGATGGTCTCCGGGTCCGAAGCGATTTTCTCGATGACGCCGTCGTCGAACGTGCCTTTAAGCCCCTCAAAATCGACCTTGCTCCAGTCGATTGTCGCTTGTTTGTCGAACTGGTCGAACACATCGCCCTCGTACATCGGCACCAGCAGCGAATCGACCGGGTCGGGGAACCAGCCGCCCCACTGGGTGTGCATGTTGGCATCTCGGTCGGCCATCTCGAGGTCGGCGGCAGTTTTAACCAGCGAGCGATAATCGCTCATTTTGGACAGACGTGTGCGAAGCTTGGTCATCTCCTGGAGGTACTTGGCGCGGCCGGGGTGGTTTTCCAGCGGTCTCATCACCTCGATGCGCCGATCGATCGCCTCCGACGCCGTTTTCGACAGGCGCTCGGATGCGTAGGGAAGATCGACGTCCAGCCCATGCCGGTCGGCGGCAAACTGGAGCTTTCGGGCGACCACCATGCGATCGTCGGCGGCGTACGCAGACGCGTACTTATCGAACACCGCCACCGACTCCGTGCACTGTGCCGGTGTCGTCACCGGCAGGTCGCCCCGGTCATCGGCAAAAGCCTCGTCGGGTGTGGACTGTGACGCCTCTTTGATATGCGCAGAAAACCCATCCGGGAGGGTCAGGTCGTGGACCACCAGCGCATTTTTGATGCCTTTTGCGATGGGTACGTGCGCCTGCTTCTCGATGGAGTCCTGGCCGTAGGCGACAAAATACATCGCGCTGGCGAGCGCGTTGGTCGGGGTGTCGATCGGGTAACGTGCGATCTTGGCGTGCCCGTCTGACAGGTGGGCCACGCAGTGGCGCGACTCGGCATCGGTGCCAAAAGAGGGGCGCTCGAGGTCGCCTGGCCAGAAGGAAGCAATCTTGAGCTGAAATCCGGCGCCCGGGTCGTCTTGCTGGTCGAGGATCAAGCCGGCTCGTTTTTCAAACTTCCAGGTCTTCATGTGTCTCTCCGGGGACCAAAGTCAGGCCTTCATTGATGTCTTCCCACGTCACCCCACACTTCAGATGTGCGCAGCACTCGTCGGCGGTCTCAAACACCACGCCGGCCGAGATTGTCTGGGGTCTCTTCTGAATCCAGGACCGACCATCGGCCAGGGACGCAGCGCCCAATAAGCGGGGGGCGAGTCCGTATTTTTCGATAGCTTTGACAAAAGATTCGTCAGTGACGCCCAGGATAAACAGCCCCAGAGGGACGCGTCGGGTGATTTTTTCCTCACCGTCGTACCCTCTGGAGATCAGTTCTACCGACATCACGTCAATCGTCTTCGGGTTGAGATACTTCATCTTCGAATGGCTCCGTTCCGCATTGGATGCAGGTGTGTACGGCGCCGTGCTGCGTGATCTTCTCGCCGCACGTTGGGCAGCGAGGGTCGTTTGAGGCCGTCTTGTCGGCCGGCAGCGAAGTCTGGACGCCGAGCTTTTCCATGGGCTGTCTCACACATAACCATTCAAAACAAAAGTACCCCCCTCACGGTAGGACACCGCACAGAGACGCGCAAATTTTGGGGTGGGTTTGGACGGAAGTAAAAAAAATACCCCACGCCGGCAGGTGGCGTGGGGGCTGAGCAGCTAGAAGATTATGTCCGGGTGTTCAGACGGCTCTTCGTCGTAGTACAGGGCGCGGTGGTGGGAGTTGGCATCCTTGGTGAGCTCCCGGAGTCGACCGCGCTCTTTGCGTCGAGCGCGGCCGCGCTGCATGCGGCGGTAGTGCTTCGATCCAGGCTCGTCGCAGAAGTAGTTCTCCTCTCGGCGCTCACCGTAGGGGGTCATCCTTTGCCCCGAAGCTTGTTGAGAAGTCCCTTTGCCTTGCCTTTGAGGCCTTTTTTCTTGCCAGGCTTGGGGCGGTAGTTTCCGTTCGCGTGATCCTTGGCGCGAATCAGCTCTTGCTTTTTCTGCCAGCTCTTTCCTGGCTTGGGTTGGTTGTTTCTAGCGACATCATCCGACACCCCGCTGTGGTGGAGATCGAGTTTGTCGTAAGTATCCCATTCGGCGATCTTCATCAATCCCTGCATAACCGTCCTCCAGAAGTCCGTGATTTACTCAAACTCTACCTTACAGGCCACCCCGCTGCAAAATTTGTCCTCCTGGTCGTGATTCACCATGCCCTCGAGCGGCTTGACGGATCGAGCGCGGCGCTCGTACTCCTCCTGGGAGATGGCCTCGTAGGGCATCTGGGCGTACCCCGAATCCACCGACGGAAGAAAGGAGATGCCCTTGAGTCGCGTCTCGTACGCCTCTAGCAACCTCGGGATTTCGTCGCCCTCAGTCTCCGGGTCGAACTCGGCGGTGCAGCTGACCTGGTTGTCGGACCAGTAATGCTGCATCTGGGCGGCGAGGTCAACCTTTTCTCGCACGCTCACGTCGAACTTTGTGCGCTCGAGGTGGGGGACTTGAACGGGGAACTCGATGACCGTGGTGTTGGGGGTCGACTGGCAGGGCTCGACAGGGTATCCGGCATCGCGACACAGGTCGACGAGCTCATGGGTATCGCGTACTCGAATCCGTCGGATGTAGTAGGGTGCGTGGTCCCAGTGAACGCCCGGCGTAGCCCCGGCGAGGAGAGAGACGGTGCCGCTAGGCTTGACGCTTGTGGTCTTGATGGAGCGTGGAATGCACAACCAATCTGAATACTGTTTGTCGAGCTCTTGAACGCGGTCGTATCCCTGGTCGCACATCTCGAAGAATTCGCGATATCCGTGCTTGTTGATCGCCTGCACAATACCGGTCATTGAGCAACCGATCCGGCGATTTTTGAGCATCACGGCGTTGGTCTTTTCGTCGTGCGTCTTCACCAGAGTGACCGTCTTGGCGTACTGATAGGCGCATTTGAGCGTCTCTTTGTAGTCATTGATCGAGTCGTGATGAGCAGGAAAGGTCTCGACCAGGCAACAGAGCTCTTTGTCCCAAAGTGTTTGTTCGACGCAAGGATTTGACCCCTCGGCCTGCTCGTCGTCCCAGTTTGGAGCGTCTTTCATGCGCCCGAAGGCCTGGGCGTTTTTCAGCCACAGGTAGCCCGGTTCGCCGTTGATGGACGTGCGTCGGCCGGGCCCTGAGTAATCCATCCCCACCTCGGCGTTGATGGAGTTGTTCGACGCCCACCTGTACTCGCCGAGCTTCTCAAAATCCTGCTTGAGATCGAGGAATTGCTCGTCGTGCTCATCGCCAAATGCGATCTGGGCGGTTCGGCGCACGCCCCCGGCGACCACACACCTGCCAGCGATGTTCATCGTGTCGACAATAAGCTGAGCGTCGACCGACTTACCGACATACGACTCGTAGAGCCCCTCGAGTGTCTCGATGGCTTTTTTGAGAGGCCCTGGCCCGCTGGCGACGCCCCCGAAGGATTTGATGGGAGCCCCCTTGGGGCGCACCTCGGAGAAATCCCACCCGTTTGGCATCGTGTCTTCGCCAACAAAGGCGTTCAGGACCCGCTCGAGCGCTGAGCGCCACCCTTCTCGGCTGTCCTCGACCACATGAACCTCGGTCGGCTCGAGTGCCGGTCGCACAATCGTGCGCGCGCCGATGCCCTTGGTGTCGAAACCGACGCCGACGCCGAGCATCGAATTCTCGAACATCCACCCGAAGGGCTCGGCAAATTTGCCCTCTTCGCTGATATTCTTGGTCGACGTAAAGCCACAATTATTAAGAGCGGCTCCGGTACGGGTGAACATGAAGTCGGTCCCCATCATCCACAGGCCGCGACCGGGAGGGGTCCACTTGAAGTTGAACAGGCGGTCGTAGGCGCGCTTGCCGTGGCGGATGGCCTTGCCGTCGTTCCACGGCAGGCTTCGCTCCTTGCAGTGAATCATCTGGACATTGAGCATCCCCTCGATGACGCGGCGGCAGGTCTCCCACCAGTCCTCCGGCTCGCCGTCGGCCTCGGCGTCGCCTCGAAGCCAGGAGGGGGTTTTGGTCCTCGAGTAGGTGCGTTTGTAGGTCACCCAGCTCAGCGGGCCAAAGCCCCATGGTGGAGTTCGCTCCGAGTAATCGGCAACAAAGTCTTCGGGGAGCTTGAGCGGTTCATATTTTTCAATCGGAAGAACGGACACTTAGAATCTCCTTTTTACTGGCGGTAACGCCATTCTGGTTCTGGTATTTGCTTTCGGGTCTTGAGCCGTACGGACGGCGGGCCTTCGATTGTGTGGCGTGCAGGACGAGCTGGCAAATGCGATGTTTGATGGGCAGGCGAACCGTGACACCACCGGCGTTGTACAGCTCGAGGGTTATTTTGCCCTCGAATCCAGGATCGATGTAACCGGCCGTGATGTGGATCATCACCCCAAGCCGGCCGACCGAGCTTCGCCCCTCGACCTGCGCGCACAGATGTGGCGGGATGCAGATGCGCTCGAAGGTCTCGGCGAGCGCGAATTTGCCAGGCAGGAGGTCGAAGTGTTCGTCACGCTCGATCGCGAACATCTCGTCTTGCAAGCCCTGCTCGGGCGGGCCGTGCTCCCCGTCGATACTCAGATACTTGTAGCTTGGGTTCTGGATCAAAAAAGACCCGCCAAGCCGAAGATCGACGCTGGCGGGTTGGATTTGGAGGTCGGGGTTGTCGAGGGGGTCGATCTGGAGTGCGCCCTCGGCGAGCTCGCGCTCGATGTCAGAATCCGTCAAAATCATTTGATTTGGCCAGTGCCTTGCCCGCGTTGTAGCCGATGTAGGCGCCGGCCGCTCCGGGCAGAAATAGTTTTTCTTCGTCGTAGGTTCGACCCGGCTCGGGCTCGGGCCCCATGGCGGCCGCGGCCAAGCCCGCTCCTACAAGCGCGCCGGCCAGCCCGCCAGCTACGGGATAGAGGACGTCCTCAACAACGTTGCTCTCCCGCGGGCTGTCCTGGCGGACGTTGTTTTGCGGGCTGTAGGTCAGATTCCGAGAATCACCACGGCGGTACACCGGGACGTTGGCTTTTTTGTTCATAGCACGATCGCTTGATCAGATGATGAAACGTCTCGTCGAGCTGATCGAGGTCGGGGTAGGTACCAAGGAGCACCGGGCCCACATACACCCAATACGGCTGACGAGCTTCGAATGAGGCCGACTCGTTCATGACGTCGACCACTATTCGACCATCAAAACCCAGGCGACGCAATTCTTCACCCACCGACAGATCGAGATCTTTGAGGCGAGCATGCGATTTGTGCGTCGTGCCTTGCGCATCAGCAAAAAAAGACGGCGGGAAAAACCCACATCATACATCCAACAGCGAGAGGGTGCGGGGCCCGAAGGCCCCGCGATGCCGGTTATGGGCTAGAATGGGATATCATCGTCGTTGAACGACTGTTGCCCCTGCTGCTGGTTGTTCTGCGGAGGGCGTTGCTGCTGACCCTGCTGGTTGTTCTGCTGGTAGCCGCCACCCTGCTGCTGACCCTGCTGGTAGCCTCCACCCTGCTGCTGATTGTTCGCCTGCGGGCGCTGTTGGTGCTGGCTCGGAGCGCTGTTGCCTCCACCGCCGCCGTTGCTATTGCCGCCAGACAGGAAGGTGACGTTCTGGGCGACGATTTCGGTGGTGTACTTGGTGTTGCCGTCGTTGTCGGTCCACTCGTTGGTCTGGATGCGACCTTCGACGTAGACCTGGCGTCCCTTGCTCAAGTACTTCTGGCAGTTCTCGGCCGTCTTGCCGAAGACGACGACGCGGTGCCACTCGGTCTTCTCTTGCTTGGTGCCGCTCTTGTCGGTCCACTTCTCGTTGGTGGCGATGCTCAGGTTGGCGACGGCAGTGCCCGATTGCGTGTGGCGCACTTCCGGGTCGGCGCCGAGATTTCCAATAATAATTGCTTTATTTACGCTCATGGTCTTATCTCCGTAGTCTAGAAGTCGGATTGGTACTCATAGCACGAGGGTCGAGCCAGGTACAAGGCCTCAAATGGGTCTTCCTGCCGAAGGTGTGGCCCGAGCGGCAACGGCCGCCCAAGCAGGTAGTCTTTGAGGGTGACCTCAAAGAGCTCAAGGAGCTTAAATAACGATTCGCCGCTCGCAGCGGCGTCTTCAGTCGCCCGGTGGGCGTTGGTCAGGTCGACCCCCAAGAACTCGGCCACCGCCTTGTTGCTGCGGCTCTTGATGGGGCCTTTTTTGTTCTTGGGGAGCCAACGCTTAACCAGCTCGATCGGATCGATCAATCGAGGCTCGGCGTATTCGCGAATAACGGGCTTGAGGTGCTCTCTCAAAAACCCAATATCGAAGTCGATATTGTAGGCCGCCCACACATTGCACTCGCGAAGCACGCGCCAAGCAGCAGATGCCACCTTGTTCCAGGGCTGGCCTTGCTCGCGCAGCATCTTGTCGGTGATGCCAGTAATCTCGACGATGTGTTGTGGCAGCTTATAGCCGATCGCGACCAACCAGTTGTGGCGGTCTAGCTCACGGCCGTTGATGTCGTATTCGACGATGCCGACCTCGGTGATGTCACACGAGTCTGCGTACAGACCGGTGGTCTCCAGGTCGAACATCGCCAGCCTCAGTGGTTCAGTCATCGTTGGGCCACCTCTGGGTGTCGAAGAAACCAACAAATCCGCGGAGGGTCATGTTCTTGGACCACTTGTCTTCGCGGATCATCCACCGGGCCATGGCCAGAAACAGATCGCCGCAGCACTTCGCGTCGTGGCCGGCGCGGTGGTAGTTGAACAGCTCGATGCCGTAGTGCTCAGCGAGCTTCTCGAGCTTGGTCTCGTAGTCCCACCCCAGGTGTTTTGCGATCTCTTTGGTGCACGCGGAGGGCCCGAGCGTGAAGTTGATGTGCGCACAGCGGTTGAATGCCTTTTGCAAAAATCCTGTGTCGAACCCGCGGTTCTGAATGACCATAATGGCGCCGTCGAGCTCTTCAGCCAACTCTTCGGCGAATTCGCAGAAGGTGGGTGCGCCGTCGAGCTCGTCTGGCTTCGGGCCAATCTGGCGCTCAATGAGCTCCTGGGGGATGGAGGTTTCTGGGTCGATGACCTGCGCTTTGGGAGCGCCGAACTTTTTGGTCTTGGGGTTGTATTTCGCCCACCCCACCTCGGTGATGCGGTCTTTGTCGAGGTCGAAGCCGGTGGTCTCCACATCGATCGCCACGATCTTCTGGGTATACCACTGCGCATTCCAGTCGAACTCGTGGCGCTCGATGCACTCGAAGGCGTCCGGGTCCGGGTCGGCTTCACCCAGGACAACATCGACGCGGTTGATGGTCACCAGAAGGCCATGCTCGCGCATCATGCGCGCCCTCACATACTCGCGCGCCCGATCGAGATACTTCTCGGCGTGGGCACTCGCCTTGAGCACTATCGAAAACGGCTCCGATGGCGGACCGTCGCCCTTGACCTGCTCGTAGATGGTGCGTCGAATCAGGCCCTCGACGAGTACATAATTGGTCAGATACCCCACGACATCTCCTTTTCCTCAAGGGTCTCGCACGATCCCAGGCGCGCCTCCCATTCGGAGTAGTAGTCGGGCTTTACGAGCGGCGTGGCGTTTTTTCGAATACGACCTCGCCAGTGACTGGCCATCTGATCATCACCCTGCATAAGCGCTTTTCCGAGCCCGTTGGGTGTTTGTATCAGGTTGGGGCCTTCGATACCCGTCACCTTAGTAATCTTAGATGCCTGGCATCCCGCGAAGACCTCGACAGCCCCCAAAAAGTAGTCTGGCTCGAGAATGTCTTCGAGGACAAAGATCGGGAACAAAATATCGTATTCCCGGCCGGGCACAATGCGGGTGAACACGAACACGACCTCGTCGAGCTCTCGGCCGGACGCATAATCCTTGATGTGGGGAGAGGCGCCCTCTTTGAACGCGTCGATCTCCTCGAATTCGAAGTCGGCCTCCACCGAGACGCGGTAGCTCGCCTCGTCGTCGTGCGAGGACTCAATGATGCTGGAGCTTGAGGCGTGCAGCTCGAGGCGATCGCCGACAAATGTCTCGGCGATCACAATGCGCGGCACATATTCTTCGTCGATATTGTCAGGGGTTAAAATCAAAGCAATTCCTCCATGGGTGTCATACGTCTGAAAACCAAGCCCCACTTCCCGTTGTAGAAGTTGGGCTGAACTTTAATGAGTTGCGGGCCGGTGGCGGCCTCGAAGGCCTTGATGTCACACTGGTCCGAAAATACGGTCACGTCGTACTCGCCGGTCTCATCCTCGACGCGCAAAAACGCCATCTCCTCATCATTCGAGTTGATGATTTTATGCACATCGAACACCACTACGACAAGGCAAAATGTTCGTTTATTGAATTCGTGGTCCTCGGGCTGCGGCTCGCCTTTTTGCTGCCACATCTCGATGGTCGCGGTTTTTTTATAGTATTTCATGCGCGCAATTCGCGAGGGGTGGTCGGTGCGGTAGCGCCCCAGGCGTTGGCGCTCAAGCTCGAGAAGTTCGAAGGGAGACCAGGGTGGCGACACCCCCCAGCTGACGCTCATCCCGACCGACTTGAGCGAGAACATCGCCGCCTGCCCGTGGGTGTGCGCATACTTCGACGCATTTTTGATGAGCGCCTTGGCCTGCTCGACGATGTCGGCGCGCTTCTGGCAAGCCTCGCTCATCGACGTGATGCCGAGCAGGTCGTCGAGCGCGCCGGCTTCAGCGAGCATCGACAATTCGCTGGGCTTGAGGTCGATGGTCTCGAGCAGGCTCATCAGGCTGTCGAACTCGGCATCAGCGATGACAGTAGCCGTCTCGTCATTGAACCCCTTGATGGTGTTGATGCCCGCCCAGATCCTGCTGTCGTCGCCCCAGAACTCCGCCGGCGAGTGGCGTACGTCGGCGTCTTTGACCTCGATGCCCATCTCGCGTGCGTTGTGGATGAAGTCGGAAAGCTTGTCAAAATCGTTTCGGCGCACGTGCATCTGGGCGGCTAAGAAGGCGGCCGGGAAGTGCGCCTTGAAGTAAGCCGTCCAGTAGGCAAGAAGCCCGTAGCCGGTGGAATGTGAGTTGTGACTGACAATGCCGTTCGCCATGAAATTGTGGTATGGGTCGGCCATCTCCACGTCGTACGTCATCTTTTCGCCCACACACCGGATGCTAACCACCTCAGAGGTGGTCGACGGCTTGCCCTTTGACCAGGCTGGTCTTCGCTCGCCTTTTTCATAGTCGAGCTTCTTGTGGCACGAGTTGCACAGGTGCGCAATGTTGTCGGTACTGTTGTAGGTCACAAAGTCAAAATCAAAATGCTCAAGAGGCCTCAGGTGGGCGAATTCAAACCTGCCATCGTCCTCGCAGGCGCAAAACTCACACCCCCAGCCTGAGCGTGCTAGTGCCCTCTCCTGGGCTTCTTTGAGCGCCCGAGTTCTACCATCGATATAAGAGGGGTTGTTCTCTCCAGCGTCAAACCCGGGTGTTGAGGTTTGGTAGCTCATCCCTTTTGCTCTCGAGGTGTCAATCCCCTGTTTTTGATACCCCTCTTTGTTGCTACGCACGATCAGTAGATCGCCCACTTCTATGTTTTGGACCTCCTCGTATCCCTGGTCGGTTAAGAAGCGGTGATTTGCGGTAGCCTCGACCGACCTTCCATCCGATAAAAGCACTTCGAATACTTCCCTGGTGCCGTTTTCGTGCACCTTGACCACATTGCCAGGCCGGATGCGCCCATCGGGGCAGTACTGTAGAATCCGCATCCTGCCCGCCCGTATTTTTTGCGCGTACGGCGCATACCGGCCGTTGTCCATCCGCTCGGATTGGGCGTCATACAGCTCTTTCACGGTCAAGTAGCGCCCGCTGTGTTGATTGGCCCCGGCTCTTTCCAGCTGAGTGTCGCCGACCAAGCACTTATTAAAACCGTACTCGGCAAAGGTTTCGATCTGATCCCACAGCTCCTCGCCGATCTCGCGATCAACGCCGTGCTCTTCGACGCCGTCGATGAATTTGGGCTTCTCAGCCTCGATCACCTTGCGCTTCTTTTTTCCGATGCCGCGGCGAAGAATGTCGGCGCCGCCGAGTGTGTAGTCGGCGAGCTGCTGAGCGATGTGCATGATCTGCTCCTGGTACAGAATCACGCCGTAGGTATCGTTTAGGATGGGCTCGAGCGCGTCGTGCAGGTAGTCCACCTCCTCGCGGCCGTGCATGCGATCGACAAACTTGTCGAGCATGCCGGCGTTTTTGGGGCCCGGGCGATAAAGCGCCACCGCGGCGATGATGTGGCTGAACATCCAGGGCTTCATCTTCGACATCAGCTCCTGGAAGCCGGTCGAGCCCATCTGAAAAGTGCCGAGCGTATTGCCGCTGCCGATGAGCTCGAAGGTCTTAGCGTCATCGAGCGGAATGTCGTGCACGTCGATGCCGACCTGCTTGGAGACGCGCTCGAGAACTGTGAGTTCGGCCAGACCCAGAAAGTCGAATTTGACCAGGCCGATCTTCTCGGCATCCTCCATCTGGAATTCGACGACGTGGTCGAACACGCCTTCGTCGTCGGCGCGGATGGGGGCGTAGTTGGTCAGGCGATCGTCGGCGATGATGACACCGCCGGCGTGCTTGCCCTTGTTTCGAAACGTGCCCTCGATTCGTTCGGCGAGCTCGAACACCTGCCGGTACTGCGGCCGATCTTTGAAAAGAGCCTCGAGGTCATCTCCGTCCAGGATATCTTTGAGCGTCTTGGAGTCGGCGGACTCGGGCAGGTACTGATTGGCGATGCGTTGGCGCCTGGCTGCCTTCACCCCGAAGATGCGCCCGGTGTTGTCCCAGGCGCTCCGGGGTCGGTTCTCGCCGTAGGTGCCAATCCCTGCGACGTTGTCTTTGCCGTAGACGCGGCGTACATGAGAGAAGATTTCATCGCGCCGCTCGATGCAAAAGTCGATGTCGAAGTCGGGCATCGAGACACGTTCTGGGTTCAAAAATCGCTCGAACAAAAGACCATACTCGAGCGGGTCGAAGTCGGTGATGTTTAAGCAGTATGACACCAGACTGCCGCCGCCAGATCCGCGACCCGGCCCCACCGGAATGCCCTGGATTCTGGCCTGCTTGATGAAGTCCCAGACGATCAGGAAGTAGCCGGCAAACCCCATGTCGCAAATGATCTGATACTCATGGGTGAGGCGATCGGTGTACTCGGCGTCGAGCACCCCATCCAGTCGATCGCTCAGGCCTTTTCTGGCCAGATGCCACAGAAATTCCTCTTCGGTATCAAACCCCTCGAGGTTGGTGAAGGCTGGCAGGTAGGGTTTGTCGGGGTCGACCTCGAGCCTGAAATGGCACCGCTGGGCGATCTCGCGAGCGATGGGGCACTCCAGATCGGTCATCCAGGCGCCGTTAATCCGAATGTCCTCAATGCGTGCTGGCGTCAGCGACCGGTTGAGTTTGTCGCAGATCATAACTGCGTGCGCGACAGCATCCTCCGGCTTCAGGTAGTGGACGTCGTTGGTCGTGACGGCCGGGATGCCGGTGTTGCGAGAGAGTTTGTCCAAAAAGGCGCACACCTTTTCTTGCTCGGGCAGTCCGTGGTTTATTTTTTCCAGATAGAAACGATCACCGTAGATGACGCGAAGCTTTGAGGTGTGGGCACGAAGCGCCTCGACGTCCTCGCTCAAGACTGACTGGGGGATCGCGCCTTTGAGGTCGCCGGACATCGCAATGATGCCTTCGGAGTGTCGGTCCAGATCGTCCCAGCCGCGACGCTCCAGGCGAATGAGCTCGATCAGGTTTTTGTAGCCCGTTTTGTTCTGGGCGAGGAGGGTGAGTCGATTTTGGTCGAGGACGTCGAGGTCGACGCCAAATACAGGCGTGACTCCATGCCTGTCGCAGGCGATCTGATGCTTGACTGCGCCCCCGAGGGTATTGTGATCAGTGATTGCCAGCACGCCGCCTGTTGCGGCCTGAGCCAACTCGTCGGGGCTTGCGAGTCCATCGCTCACCGAAAATCGTGTGTGTGCGTGCAGGTGAATCATAATCGCTCGTAGAGAAGGGCTCGGATATATTCTGCCAGGGTCATGTCGCGTTGGTCGGCCTCACGACAAAGGCGCTCGTAGAATTCTCTGGACAAATAAAGGCTCACCTTCTTCATAAAAGATTGCCAGATGAGATGTCGTCGATGAGCATCTGTGCTTTTCGGCGGGTATTGTACGAAAAAACAGACGGGTGAGGCGTATCGCGGTGCGCGCAGAGGTTCAGCAGGCGATGCACCATAGGGGTGGGTGGGGGCTCAAAATAGCGCACAAGCGCCTCTCTTGCCTCCAGACACCCGCCCTCGGTGGATAGGTCGTACCCACCGAGGACATGGCGCACCGCCTGGCGCCCAAATTTGGGCAGCCAGCGCTGAATCTCACGCTTTAGGCGCAGGCGATACATCACTCGTCGACCGCAAAGAAGTCTTCTCCAATTTCCTCGTTGAGGTCGGAGACCTCGTCGCCGCCCTGCTCTTCCTGGAGCTCGTCGAGGTAGTGATCCGCCTCGGCGACCGTCAGGTCGCGCAGCGGCTTGGCGAACAGGGCTTCGGGGCGGGTGCGCTCGATGCTTTCGCGCTCTTCGCCGAGCTTCTCTCCGGCCGCCAGAATCGCGCCGATCTGGGATTCCTGGATGGGCAGGTTGCCTGCCATCCAATCGAGAGCAACGCCGTAGGTGGTGTCGTCCTCGGGATCGAAGCCGACCTCGCGGATCATTTCCTTGACCAGGTCGTTTCGCGTGACGTCGGCCGCGCGCATGAACAGCTTGACGCCCTCGACCACACCGTCTCGGGTGCATTCGATCTCGCGCATCTCGTCGAGCATCGTCGGAGTCGCTTCCTCTTCGGCCTCGTCGAGGATGTCGTCGACCTTGTTGGTGGTGTCGACGTCGGGGTCTTCAGAACCTTGCTCCACATCACCACGATCTTGCTGGACACCCAGCGCCTCGGCGAGCGCGGCCTGGATGTTCTTGATGGTGCCCTCGCCGACGCCGTCGACAGCGCCGTACCCTTCGAAGGCGTAGGCCTCTTCGAGGGTGGTGATGTCGGCCTTGGCAAGGATCGGCAGGAGTTCGTCGATCTTTTTCTGGCCGAGACCCTTGACGTTTTTATCCCAGTTGAATTGCTCGACCTCGCTGGGGGTGGCTTCATCAGTCGCCGACTCCTCCGAATCGCCGCCATCCTCCAGGATGTCGTCGACATCGTCCTGCTCGGCCTCTTTGGCTTTTCGCGCCTCGAGCTCGGCTTTGGTGGGGACGTCGGAGGGCTTGGAGTAACCCTTCTGCTTTTTGGGCTTCTTGCCAGCAGTCTTGGTCTTTGGCGGCTTGGGCGCCTGGTCGGGCTCGGTGAAGCCGCCGCTGCAGAGCTTCGGCGAGGGGCGCTTGTTTTTGCTGTAGGCAAAGAAGCCACGGCTGTCGACCGCGACCAGTTGGTTGGAATCCACCAGGGTGGCATCGCTGGTAAGCGCGAGCTCGGCCACTTTGGCGACGACGACTTCTTTGGGGAGTCGCAGACGTTCAGCGAGGTCTGCGACGCGTTGCTTGGCTTCATCTGAAAGACAATCGAAAATCATGGTTCTTGCTCCAAAATAGAAATGATAGTGCTGTTCAAGCTTTTCTTGCCGGCGCGCTCCTTAAGCATCCGGTGTAGCTCGTCGTCGACGGGCAGCTTGAACTCGACTCGCGAGTCGTATTGAATGGTGGCCGGCACCTCGAGACGATCGAGGACGCGGCCGAGGTATGCGACCTGGTGCCACTTCGTGGCAAAATTTCGCATATACTCCACATGAAATTGAGTCACCATCGCTTTGTTTGCCAGCCTCTCGACCGAGGTGCGCTTCTCGCGCATCAGGTTTGTGAGGTGCTGAGCAGGAGCGCGGCGTTGGTTATGTGGAATCATGGTTATTATTCCCTAAAATGAGCCGTTTTTTAGCCGTTTTGGGTCCGAAATCGGATCCAGGGCCATCCCGACGCGCAAAATGTCCAAAATTTGGCTCAAATGGGTCACTTTTTCGCAATCACGGGCCAAAATCGGCCCATTTCTGCCCGGAAAGGGCGGCTCGAACCACACGACGCCAAAATGGTCGACCGAGGGGCGTTTTCGGCCTGTTTCGAGGGTGTAGAGCTCGATTCGGGCTCGGTAGACGCCCCTTTCATGGGTCAGAAGAACCTGAAACGCCTTGTTGAGCGTCCTTCGGTACACCGTCTCCCCCAGAAGCCTGTCCAGACGCGATTTTATGTGCTTCTTGTAGAACTCCGTAAGCATCTTGGTCCGCCAGGGTGTCCAGGGTGCGTATGGCCACGCCTGCGACGGCGTGGATGGCCTCATGGAGGTCTGTGAGCTCGTCATTGAGCCCCATCTGAAGGCATCGCATCGCCTCTCGGCTCAGGTCGAGCGTCGACGCAGGCCAGCTCACATCAGCGCCCTCGAGCTGCTTCTCTAGGCCGGTGTTGTAGCAAAAATGGGCCAGTGAAAACAGCAAGAATCTCGCGCTCGACGCAATCTGCGGATCTTCTTCTGCCTGCTTGCCCGACCACGCGGTCGCGAAGTCATTGCGGACCATCTCGAGCACATCCTCGAGCGCGAGCTCGGTCTGGATCAACCAGTACAGCGAGTCTTTGTCCATAAAAAAATGACCCCACGAGAAACGTGAGGTCATGGTGTATCGAACATCTTGCCAACGTGTCAAGGATTATTTCTTCGAGTCCTTGGGTTGGATCATATGGTCGGCCTTCAGCCCGTTGACCACGCGCTGCTTGGTCTTGGTGGACTTCGGCGGATTTTTGAGCGAGTACTTCCCGCTGATGTACCGACCATTGGGGCCGGGGTGGCCACCGATGTTCTTTTGAAGCTTTTCGCGCGTACGTTTGTCGGTGCGCCGCTGTTTGGTCTTCTTGACGCCCGACGACCCGACGGGGCCAGTTTTTTGCTCTTTGGCAATCTTCATCAAGCCTTGCATGAAATTCTCCCAGATGGAATCCACAGGTTCACACGACCACTTTAACACCACGTCGGCCGAATCCGAAAATTTACGGGATGTACTCGAGCGCGTCTTCGTCGGGGGTGATGTGGATGAGCGCGGCCGGGGTGTGGATGCGGCCGCTGCCGTCGACCAGGCCGGCGCGCTTGGCTTCGTCGTACAGGTCGGGATGGATCGGCAGTGGGTCTTTCTTGGTGCCCATCGTGCCGGTTTTTTTCATGAGACGGGTGATGTCGTTGAGATTGATCATAATTTTTTCGTCTCGGTGCACTCTAGGGTGAAGGTTCGTGAATTCTTCGCTTCAGGTGGTCTGCAAATACAGCGGCGGATCTCTTGCTAGAAGTATTCTTGAGCATCTCGAGAAACGTCTGATTGAGCTGGCTTTTGTCGAATTTCATAGGGTATCTGGTGGGTATCGAACCCACGACCTTCGGCACCACAAGCCGACGCTCTGACCAACTGAGCTACGGGTGTTTGTCCCCTGCAGCAGACCCGAGGGGTGCGGGCTACAACTGTGGCGCTGCTGCTCGCCTAAATTGATCTACTTGACCTTCTCGAAGGTCACTTTGTAGGTCTCACCAGGCTCGAAAAACTCGGCGGCCGGATAGCCCTCGGTCACCGACATCTCGATGTGGCCCGAGCCGTATCTATACTCTCTCCGTCACTGAGTTCTATTTGATCTAGCATCTTCCCTGTGCGTCAAAACAAAAAGTGGAGCCGGCGGGAGTCGAACCCGCGTGTGCGATGTCTTTCACATCCTGCGTGTCCACGCTGTCCTGTGATTGTGTAACCGAGAGGTTCCCCACAGGCAGGGGCTCTCGGTGTGCCTCGTCTCTTTGTTTCGTTCTCGAGGTTGGCTTAGAGGCTCTCCGCTCGAGACTTATCCGGTCTGTCGTTCACTCCCGGTCAACCGACCGGCAAACATCGCGGGAGCGGGCGGGTTTGAACCGCCGCGGCCGACTTATGCTGCTGCTGCGACCGTTTTGGCGCCACCATACTGACTGAAGTCAGCATAGATGACATTGTCGTCGTTAGTTTCGTCAACTAGGACTTGTGTCCATTGGTAACGCGGATAGACTCCGCGGCGTGTAGCAGGAGCTTCTGGACTCACGTCGAAACCAGTACGGCCCCTTGAAGCGGGGCGTGAGCCCCGCTGTGCTGCTCGACGAAATTACTATTCGCCGAAATACTGGCGGACGTCGAGCCCAATCTGATCGCCCTTCTTGATCGCCTGCACCTCTTTTTTCGCTTCGTGCAGTGCATCTTTGGCCGTCTGGAAAGCCTTGCGCACACGCACGGTGGCGGCGTTGTTGGTACCGGTATAAGCCGCGTCGACATCGCCGGAGGTGGCGGCTTCCTGAAGGGCCTGCAGTGCTTCGTCGTAACTGGTGCTCATGATGTTAGCTCCTCAAAACGGGATAAAAATAGGTCTTCTGACTCTTGGGGTGACCAGTATTGCGGCACCAGCTCGAGCTTGTCAACAGTATTTTCCCATCCCCAGTCGAGCGAGTCGGCGAATCCGTCGGTTTTTTCAGTGATGCAGATGGCTAGGTCGAGCTGGTGGACCGCCTCGGAGACCCCGGCCGTGAGGCCATACTTGTTGAAAATAACGTCTCGGATTTCGTCGCCGAGCCGTGCGAAGTCCGGCATGAACCGCTTGATGGGGGCCGACATGTCGCCCAGGTACGCCTCTTCGGCGTCATGCAAGAGGAACTCGAGCGCATAATTGGGATCAATCACTTGAGACCCCAGCACGCAATGTTCCGCGATCGAATAGTAGTCCTCGAGCGCCCCGCGGTAGCGCGTCTGGTAGGCGAGCTGGTGGGCGATGTCCTCGATATTGATCATCTCGGGGGTTGCCCGAAAGGGATAGAACTGCACGCCGGTGTAGGTCTGGAGCCAGGAATCATGCATAAAAAACCGCAAGTAAGCTGGAGAGGGTGATGATAAGAAGGACTATCATGGCGATGATGTCGCGACGGGTGGGCTCCCACTCTTCGTCGAGGCTGTGGGCGATCTCGACGACGATCTCGCCCTCGTTGACGCCGATGTCTCGAATCGCCATCCCGCCGAGTCCGGCGAAGTCGCGGATGGCGTCGATGAGGATGTGCCCGCTGATACGAAACTCACCGCTCTTGATGTCGGTGTACAACACCAGGCGCAGGGGGCGCCGGTAGAGCCTGCACGTTTTGTACATGCGCACGCCGTGGTGGCGAGCGACGTACTCCCCAAAATCGTCGAGATTGATGCGCTGTGTGTAGGTTTTTCGCATGACGCCTTTTTTAACAGGCGCCAAAAGGGGGGTCAAGGCCCTACCGGGCACTCGCCGACGACCTCATTTCCGCGCACCACATACAGCGTATCGCAGACCCATTCTGGGAACGTCTGGTCGGCGGCCTGCTCCCAGCCCACCGGGAGCTCACCGTCGTGGTACTCCAGAGTGATGTGCGGAATAAATCCGTGGGTGGGTGGATCCATCAGGTATTCGCAGGCCTCGAAGACCTTGTGGCGCCATTTGCTCAGACCCACACCATTGGGCATCACCAGGCGCACGGTCTGGTCGTTCATGAAGCAGCCGGACCCGTTCATCACCATTTCGATGGGTTCGAGCTCGCCGGCCGCCTTCATCACCTGGCGCACCAATTCATCGACGTCGCCCTGGGGGAGCTTTCCAAGGTACAACAGCGTCATGTGCAAGCCGTCTTCCCACGCCTCGTCGGACGCGTGCGGATACAGCTTGTCGCACCACGCCTCGGGCGGGTACAGCGCAATCATCGTCGAGCTCTTGTCGACGTCGGCGAGTTTGAGGAGTCCGTTCACTTGGATTTATCCCCCTGATTCCACAGCTCAGACATCCGGTCTCGATTAGGAGCTCTCGAGCTCTCGTCGGGGTGTCTTAGTTGGCCGTCGGGGTCTTTCCATAGCGGGGTGTTATCCGGGCCGTCCGGAAGCTGCTTGGCATTCGACTTTTCGCTCGCGCGGCTGAGACCACTGTTTTCGTTGCCGGCCAAGATACTGTTGGTTTCTTCGGCCGCGGCCTGGTTGATGGCCTTGTGGTCGGCATCCGACACGTCGGGGGTCAGGCTCTTGTCGAGGTTCGACCCCACGCTTTCGGCCGCGACCGGCTTGGCCGACTCTTGCTCGATGTGCGCGGCCTGGCCGGGCGTCTTTTTGCCAGTCGCCTTCGATTTGAGGCGATCCATAAAGGAGTCGTTGTCCCGGGGATCGGTCGACGTCTGCTTGGCTGTGTTCTGCTTGGCTGTGTTCTGCTTGGGTTGTTGCTGCTTGGGTTGAGGCTTCGGGCCTTTCTTGCCGCCAATCCAGCCTTTGTGTTTAGCAAGGCCGCCGGCCGCAAGCAGGCCGACACCGGCCGTGATTTTGCCGCCGTGGTTGTCCCAGACGTCACTGGCCTTGTCGGCAAACGACTTCTCTTCCTTTTCGCCGCTACCTCCAGCCCCAGGAGGTGGACCTGCGGATGGGATGCGCATGGAGGTTGCCGACGCTGTCTTCAAAAGTCCGTTCATTGCCCGTCCTCCGCCTCCATGATCTCACGCACGATCTGGAGGGTGCGCTCGTCAGTCGATCCGCGCGCCTTGGACAAAAGCTGCTGGTCGGGGACGTTGTTGTATTTGAGTTTGAGCTTGCGCAGCTCGCGGTGGGATTCAGGCGGGATACGCCCGGTAGTGGCGACCTGGCTTAAAAGCTGGTCCATCATCGAATCGCCGCCCTTGAAATACGACGCCATGTTGCCGTTGGATCCTTCAACCACTGGCAGAACATGGCGACGCAAGAGTTCCTGGAAGGCGTCGTCGTCATTTGCGAGTTTCAACAAGCCGTGCATAGAGCTATCCTGAGCAGAATCAGTCTGACTGGCTTGATGCTATCGCACAAGGTGGGGGATGTCGAAAATTATCGGGCCACCTGACGCACCGCGTCGGTGATCGAATGGGAGCGCGCCTCGCAGTCGTCGGTAGCGGCGGCGTACCACTCGTCACCGTCCAGGCCGACGAGGACACGCGCCCCGTCGTCGCCAAAGCCGACATACAGATCGGTGCCGAGGTCGGTGGTCTGCGCAAACCACTCGAATTCGAAAAACGTGTCGTCCAGGCGCCTGAGGTGGAAGAGCTGGCGTCTGCGGTCGTCGATAATCTTTTCGAGGTCGGACGGGGTGTGGGAGACCATGCTCGCTCCTGTCAAAGTAGGTTTGACAGATGTCTAGTACACGGGCTCGGTCCTGTCAAAATAGGAGTAGATAACCCCGCCGGCTTCCAGAGCGACGATCCAGCCGGTGACGCGCCACCAATTGACCGCCACATCAATCTCGTGCAGACGAACTCACACGTCGCCGTCGGCAGTCGTCACCTTCAAGAACCTGCCAGTCGGAGGTGAACAATCCCCCACCAACATCACCTCGGTGTCGGTGTGCAGGTGCATCTCGATCGGACAGCCACTCATGACCGTCGCTTCCACGCACGATATAGAGGTTTGATTCATCTTCGACGAAAATACCGATTGCGGGTCCATAGGCTTTCAGCTTCTTCCAGGAGCCCGGAGTGATGAAGGGACTGCCGCTCAAAGAATTCCTGGGAGGCAAGATTCTTGAGTCGAAGCATCTCAGATGGCTCGATGTCCGGCAGGTCGTCGCCGGTCGTGTACACTCGGTCATGTGTCTTGTAGGGCACAAGCGACCTCCCACTCTTCATCGGTGAACTCGACGCCATCGCCTCGAAGGCGCTCGAACAGCTCGAAGGCGCCTGTGGCGGCACGCTGCCGAAGCTGGGTCTTGAGTTCGAAGGCCTCGTCTTTTTTTGCACGAAGGGCGCCAAGAGCCTTTTTTCGCCACTGACGGTACTCCTCAGGGGTGAGGCGGCGACCATTTCGATCAGTTTTGTCGGGATCTGCAAGCTGGTACTCAATGTCGGCAATTTCTCGTTTGCGAAGCTCGAGCTCTTCTTTCACGCGACCTCCTCGACCAGCTTGTCTCCGCCCTTTTCCTGCCACCAGGCGTTGAGGTCGTGGGCGCTGATGCGCCAGCACGTCCCCACCTTGGCCCCTTTGATGTATTTTTCCCGGAGCCATTTCCTGACGGTGTACTCCGAGCGGTCGACCATCTGAGCAACTTCTTTGACGCTATATGTCATATCTTCCTCACATGTTGGTTGGCTGTTCGACATATAGCCCGCCTAGATCACACCTGCAAGTCAAACATGGTGATCTCTTCGGGGAATACCCATTCGTAGGGGTCGCCGCACACCCAGATGGTGGGGTGAGTGCTGCCATCGGTGTCCTGCCAGGACGCGCCTTGCTGGATGTTTCTCTCCTTCCAGCGCTCGAGGAGAGCCTTCGATGAGAACCCGACGCGCATTTTTGCTCCGTCAGGCCCGCCCCCGATGGTCAGCACCCAGACCGTTCTTTTTTCAGGCAGGTTCGTAGGTGGGGGAGAAGTCAACACTCGTCCTCCACCACCGCAAGAATCCGCGTGGCTTCGATGAACGCGAGGTCTTCGCTCTCGATCTCGACCGGGGTGGCCGAGTGTTTGGCGACGACGATGGTGTCACCCACCTCGACCGCCATGGGCTCGCGGGTGCCGTCTTTGCGCTGGAAGCCTGGTCCGCAGGCGACCACTCGGCCGAAGTCCGGCTCTTCTTTGCCGGCCGAGGGGCCCATGTAGATGCCCGACTTGGTCTGGTCGTCGTGCTCGATAGGCTCAAAGATGACGACGTCGTTGGTTGGCTTGAGGTTCATATCTTTCTCCGGTCAGGCCTCTCGGCCGCAGTTATTGAAATAGACGATATGGTGGCGCAGCCCTAATGTGTCGATCACTCACGCCTCCTGAGTGTCAATCACCTGGCGGCGAATGCGGTCTTTGGTGCGCGACTGCAGAAAAAACAGCGCATCCTTCAGGTTGGCGAGCGCATCTTTGTTCTCGTCGCAGGGGGTCGCCCCCTGCTGAAAGCTCTCCAGTCGGTCCATCACGATGGCGATGAGCACCTCGTTGGTCACACCGACCACCCCGAACTCCTCGACCGAGCAGTCCTGGAAGTCGATGGTTTGGATGGCGTATTTTTCCTCGGCACCGTACACCTTGTACTGGCTGGGGGCGCCGCCAGCGGTCTTGGATTCTTCGACGGGCCGAATCACCGTCTGGTGGGAGTTGCCGTTGACATTGTGAGACGTCAGTCGTTTGCTCATGGTCCTTGTCACGTTGGAAAATAGGAATTCGCCGGCAGGCTAGCATATTTTACAGGTAGGAAAAACCTTCGATATCGCCCTGCTCGATGGCGTCGAGGCGTTTGTTCCACAAATGGCGCACCAGCGTCTCGCTGGGGAGCATCCAACCGTAGGTCTTGGTGCAGAAGACGTCGACCATCCAGTCGACGAATTTGGCGCGCTTGATGGCCCACCTGGGGGAGTCGCCCCAGCGCTCGTGCTCAAGAAGGGCATTCTGGGTGTAGCCGCCAAACTCCCACCAGGCGCGCATCGTCACAAACATCGGAAAGATGAGCGCATGGCTCAGGTTGTACCACCAGCCCCATTTGAGCCACTGCAGGACGTGGACGACTTCGTGGCGCAAAAGGGCGTAAGCTCGTGTGCTGTCTGGATCGATGTTTTTGGGCAAATACACCGTCCGGCCAAGCGCCGTGGCAAACCGGGTGTCGAACCCGTCCGTGAACTTGCGGCCGACCCAGAATGCGAGCCGGTGCCACCAGATGTCCTTCGGGCCGTCGGCTTTCGAGCGAATCTCGATGTCGTGTTCGTCGAGTAGGGGTTGGAGGTCAATCATGCGCTCTCCTTCGGTAGCGATGATCACCCTCGAGGGCTTGCGAAAGATTCATCACACACCTTGCTTGAGGATATATCGCTGACCGCACACCTCGCAGCATGCATGAGTGGGGATATTCGACGGGTTGAGCTCGACTTCAAAGTATCCACCCGCCATCCCATCGGGTCCGAGCCAGGGGCGCTCACAGCAGGCGATGCTGAATCGGTCGCGGCCATCAATCTCAATATCGATGACGTCCTGGTAGGGGCCGCGGTCGAGGGCGTCGAACTTGATCTGGTCGGCTTTGCGCCGAATCTCGCCCAACTGCTCGAGGACGGCATTCGCCCGCCGCTCCCACCAATCCTCTTGGTAGGGGGCGATGCGACTCATCTCAGTCGACAAGATCGACTGGATGAGATGCTCCACATCCGCGAGGTCGCGTACGAGATCGAGTGTTTTGGTGGTGGCGCTACGCTTCATCGGGGGCCTCTCTATTGAAAAATTCGTGCGCCCACATGAAGTCAACCCCAGCCCGTCGGGCACATTCCTGGTCTTCGGGGCGATCGCCGACCATCAGGGAGTGGTCGAGGTCGACGATAACTCCCTTTGATTGCATCACCCAGTTGCACGCCAGCACAAGCATGCCGATGTCGGGCTTTCTCGAAAACGAGCGCACCCCGAAAACTTCGTGGTCCGCGTCGGGGTGGAATGGCGCGTAGACAACGTGGTCGAGCTCAACCCCTTGATCTCTCAAGAGATGGAAGGTCACATCGACCTCCTCTTCAACCCCCTCGCACGTCTTGTATCCGTAGGCCACCCCGCCCTGATTGGTGACCCCGAGCAGTAGGTGGTCATCATATTGCTTGAGCTTGTCGGCGACGTCATCGAAGATGGCGATATCATTCGGCGAATTGATGAACTCACCATTCTTCGAATAACGAATGGTGCCGTCGAGGTCCAAAAAGAGAGCCTTTTTCATCCTTGAATCCTCCCCATCACCGCTCTTGCCACCGTCTCGATGGTCGGATTGTGGATGTTGTGCAGCTCGGGGGCGTCGGTGATGTTGACCCGGATTTTGTTGTCGGCGAGAATCTCCTCGAGTTCTTTGGGGGTGTTGACCTCACCCCAGAACAAGCTGACGAGCTCGCGCTGGACGGCGAGCTCTACCCTGTCGAGGATGCTCTCGTGTTCGTCGGGGGCGGGCACGTAGCGCACGCCGTCAATGGTTACTTCATTGGCCATCGGCGACTCCCTCTCCAGTAAGTGCGTTGGTTTGAACGACCTCGAAGCTGTCGATGGTCGCCTGGCATGTCATCTTGGTGAGCATCTCGCCGGCGTTGTTCGCGATGCCGTGGTTGCGAGAGATCTCAAGGTCTGCATAGTCGATCTCGAGCACGCCCGAGAAGTATTCGTTTTCGATGGTCATGGTTACGTTTTTAAGATTCATCCGGCACCTCGGTGGCCTTGATGAGCACATCGAGCGACTCGAGCGCCTTCTCGTTCTCGGTGTAGTTGAAGATCTCGAGCAACCGCTCATGGAAGTCGAGCGTCGGCGACGGCCCCTGCACTCCGAGCAGGTCCTGAATGCCGCCGATGTTGCCGTCCTCGGCGAGCGCCTTGGTGCGCTTCACGACGGCTCGAAGATCTTGGAAGGCTTCCAGAGATTCATCGAGCATGTCGCACAGCTTCACGCCCATGCGGCCGGCCTGCTCGATGAGCTGGGCGGTGGGCTTGGACTTCAAGCCTCCGACGACCTTGTTGCGGTTGGTCTCCTTGTCGGCGCTGTACACCGCATAGATGTCCTCGCCGAAGCCGTCCCAGTCGCGCTGGGAGTGCCAGTTCAGAATCTTGGTGTCCTCGTCGGCCGCGGCGACGTTGTCGCGCACCTTTTGGATGGTTTCTTTAATGTCTGAAATATTCATTCTGACTCCACTTTCTGAACAATTCGACGCGCTCTCACTTTGCGCCTCAGGTCGTTTGTCTTTTGTTGCTGTTCTTTCAATTCAGCTTCAGCTTCTCGTGCGCTCTCCAAGAGTTCGTCGAGTGTCTTGTCTTGAACCGACAAGGCGGCCTCATAGAGCTCAAGAGCATGACCTCCGGGGCAGCCGGTATTAAAACCAGCCTCTATGGCTGACTCACGAGAGCCCTTTCCAGACAGTCTGAGATACGTGTATTTTTTCGCTTTACTCATATTGTGTCCATGGTGGAAATCATTTCAAGAATGATCTCAGAGCCAATAAAATAACGCGATGGGTCATGAATAGGACGGCCGGGCGCCGCCTGTCAATGGAAGAATAGGCAATTAGAGCTCCTTGGCGCGGCTTATTTTGATGCGTCGGGCACCCCAGTGTCTCGGCGGCCGCCTCGAGCAGTGTGGTGAGGTTCGCGCAGCGAAAAATACCTGACAGCTCGGCCTCGCCGAGCTTTCTGGCAGGATGGCCGTGCAAGAGATTGCGGATGTAGCCAGGCGCCATGATGCCCACCCACTCCTCTTTGCGCTCGACGTCCCACGCCGTACCGTCGAGCCAGTCGGCGATGTCGCCGAGCGTGGCCTGGTGCATCCATTCTTTGAGGTTCATTGTGTCATCACCCCTACAAGGGTTGCTGAAAAAGCTACGGACGGGCCCTTCTCAGGGTCGTGGTTGAACGTGAAATCTGCCATCGTTAATCTCCTGTAGGTCCATTCCTTACACATCACTTCGGTTTCATTACTCATCGGGCATCTCCGGGATGGGCATCCAGTGAGAGATCTTATCGAGCTCTTTGCGAGCCCACATGCCATCGACGGCGCCGCGAATATACCAGAACGTTTTTCGACGGTTCCCGATCATCGGCTCACTACTAATGTGGCCGACCCTTGGTTCGGCCCCGCCGCCGTATTGATAGGCTACGAGCACATTCTCACGCCCGCCAGGCAATTTGTCATTTACGGATATCCAGCTCATCGGATCACCAGCAAAAAAATGGTCAGCGAAGATAACAAAAGACTCAGAAGCGCAGCCTTCTCGACGCGGATGCGCGCCCGGATGACGTACTTCTCGAGCACGGTGGTGCGAGCATCGATCATCGCACCGGCCAGCATGACCAGCGAGATGATGTAGAAGATAAAGGGAGGCATCCACAGATTACTCAAAAATCCCCCTGTTGACCTCCTCGAGCCAGCCGCGGCCCCAGCTGTCGTTCATGGTGGCGTGCATCGCGAGCTCCTCGGCCGAGAATTCCTCCAGGAATGCTTTCACGTCGTCCGCGATGGCGTGGCGGACCCAGGCGCCATTGATGGATGTGCCGTGCTCGGTCAGATCTGCGTAATTGAGCATGTAGGCAAACGCCAGATGGTAGGCCGACTCGCGGGTGCTGAATTCGTGTGGATTGAACACATACTCTTTGATGAGCCGCCACACACTGGCCGGGTCGCCGCAGCCACACATCATGGCGTAGAGCTTCTGCAGCGGCCGGGGAACCTGGATGATGTCGCCGTCGGGGGTGATGAACAAGTAGTTATGATCCACGGCTGTGCTCCTTGATTTCTTCGACCAGATCGTCGACCCGCCGGCCGAGGACCTTGGCGAGATTGCGAACAGTCTGGTTGGCGTCGGCTTTTTCTATCTGCACCGTTTCGCGCCAATCCCCGTGGAGGTAGACGGCGCCTTTATTCATGGGGCCGCCCCACGACCAGCCGTGCTCGCGCATCCAGTAAAGAATATCCTCCTTGGACAGGAAGGTTGCCGGATTCATCAAATCCTTGAGTTCGGATGTGTGGCCGCACACCCTGCAAACATACCGCGACCCGAGCAGTTTTTTTCTCGTGCAGTGGGTTTTTCCATCGTCGTGGCGATGAAGGCCCCGCACGTCCCACCTCTCCTCCTCAAAGAAATCGTCTTGCCCACATCTCGGGCAGCAAACCAATCTGTTGTCGAGCATCATCATAGTTCATTCCTCTCAATATCGTGTTCCTGAATGCTCTGGCCGGCGAACCAGGGCGCGGGTGCAGTCTCGATGACGCTCGCCGGCAGCTCGTCGTCCTTGAGTGCGCCGCACGCCCGGGCGGCCGCAGCCTTGTCAAAATGCAGGCTGTCGACCAGCCAACGGCCGGGCAAGATCATGTAGGCGACGTACCAGACGCGCTCGCACTTTGTGCATGCCTCGAGCTGACGGATGTACTTGAGCGGGATGGTCGTGCCCCGCCTGCGGCGCCGTTCGATCTCGTGGACGTAGGCGCCGCAGGCTTTGGCGATGCGAGTCGGTGTCCACCCGTTGGCTTCTAGCTTGTCGATCCAGTGGGTGGCGTTTTTCATAGGTCCTCGAGGAATGCGATCAGTTCCTTGGCGGTGTCGTCGGTGACCGACGGGTCGTCGGTGACCTTGAAGGTTCGGCTCAGGGTGTTGTAGCACCCTAAGAATTCCTCTTGGAAATACAGGTCGACCTGCTTGCCGTTGTGGTAGAAGCTGACCCAGTCCTCGATGCCTCGCTGGAAGCACCAGAGATTGACCTCTTTGAGGTGGCCGAGCACCACATGATGCTCGGACTCGACGAAGATCCCTTCGGCCGATGCGCCATCTCGCCAACGCTGGCGGGTGCTCGGATCCCAGCCGCCGAAGGTCGACAGCCCGTTGGCGCCTTTGAGGTGGCCGAGCACCACATGATGCTCATTGTCGCTCGCTGCCGGGTGCTCGTCGCGATCGATTTTATCGGCGAGCACCTCGTCGATCTCCATGAGCTGATTGATTAGCTCGACGTAGTGTGTTCGGTAGGCCTGCTCGGCGCCGTCGAGGGCCTGAAGCTCGAGACGGCAGGCTTCGAGTTCGTCCTGGAGCTTCAGGTTGTCGACGCGGCCGGCGTCGTGGGCTCTCCGAAGCCGGGTGATCGTCCTTTGAAGCCTATCGACCAGCGCATCGTCGACGTCCAGCGGTGGCAGGCTCAAAATCTGGCCCTTGAGCTCATTGAGTTCGCCCATCGTGACCGGCTCGGTGAGCTCGCGGTCGACCGACACCGGGAATTTCTCCATCAGGGCGTCTCGAAGCTCCGAGTACATCCGGCGGTAGGTCTGGGCGGCCTCGGTCTGGGTGCTCAGACCCTTCGCCGCGGTCTGCCAGGCTTCGTGCAGCGGGTTTTTGGCATCCCGCAGCAGCATCGCGGCGTTGGCCTTGAAGTCCTGGGCGAACTGGAGCTGTTGGACGATCTTCTGGCCGACGCGTCGCAGCTCGTCATGGGGTGGGTTGTATTTGGAGCTGTACGCCTCGCCGAGGATTTCCTGGCACCACTTGTCGAAATTGTCCAGATTTAAGAATTCATCGCGCATCCCGCCGACGATCTCGGCGTGACTGCCGAATTTGGCATGCTCGAGGCCCTTGTGGGTGAGCTCGCTTCGCTCCCAGGCCGCTTCTTGAAGCGAATCGGCGATGCGGCTGAGGTAGAAGTCGGTGCTGTGAGAGTCATCGCACAACAGGTTGGTGGTGGCGATGTCTTGGATTTTGGTGGCGACCTCCGACGACGCACTGGCCTGACCGGCGAGCGCCTCAAAGGTATCCATCACGGCATCGACCGTGGTGTCACGTGACCACAACTCGACCCCGTCCAGCGCGCACATCAGATCGGCCCATTTCGCGGCGCCGTCGGTGAGCACGTCGAGCTTTTCACGCACGTTGTCAAACACACGCATCACATCCGTCGCGGTCGGGTTCTCGTCGATCTTCTCGCCCCAGAACGGCACATTTCGCATGGTGGCGACCAATGTCTGCCAATATTTGGCATCGCGCTCGTGGAAGTCGAAGCTTTTTTCGAGGTCGTCGAGTATCGACTCGACACCGTCGACCGGATCGATCGTGTCGACGTTGGCGACCACATCGTTGATGGTGGTGCGAATGCTGTGGCCATTGAGCGTGCCGATAACCCTGTTCATGTTTTTGCAGGACTGCTTGAGCTTGCTCATGACGTGCTTCGCGAGAGCCTCGAGCGACCCGTCCTTGAATTCGGCCTTCGGGTCGAGGATGTCGCGGATCTTATACATCTCGACGGCGTTCTCATTGGACTCGGCGGTGCTGACTTGCTCGATGCCTTCGACGGCCCTCACCAACAGGTCGACCAGACCGTTCACACTCATCCCACGCGACTCATCCCCGATGGCGTCGAGGCCAATCTCGAGCAGCTTGGTGTGCGCCTCCTCCGACATGCAGCGATGGTTTTTTTCATAAATCTCGTCGAGCACCTCCTCGAGCACCAGGTGCGGACGTGCGCCGATCTCGTCCATCGGGCGGCCGTGGCGGTTGCACAGCGGATGCTCGGTGAGCAGGGTCTCGATGTGATGCAGTGCCCGGCCCTGGGCTTTGAGCTCCTCGCCCTGTTCGGCGGCGTCGCGTCGTTGCTGACCGGCCGCCTCCATGGACTCGTCGAGGCTTTGCTGGGCGCACCACGCATCGATATCCTTGTTTTTGACGGCGATCTTGTGCCCCATCGGCTCTTGCGTCCGCTGGTAGCCGAAGTTGCCGTCGTACCCGATACGACTGAGTGTGTCGGCCGCGTCGTGCAGCGAGCCAAATGAAGCGGTCATCGAACGGATCGTGTGGCGTACGACGGGCGCGGCCTTCTGGTCGATCATCGCCTCGGCGAATGCTTTTTGTGCGTCATTCATAACAATCCTCGCATTACATCCAATTTGGATTCAAGTTTTTTATTTTCATCTCTGAGAGTCAGGATCTCTTCGTGCAGGTCGACGGGCTCCATCTGGCCCTCCTCGTCGATGCGCTCGCATATCTTTCTGCGGGCCCAATCGAACTTGGCCCTGACCACGTCGTGATTGATCACATCGCCGTGGATATTTTCGGCGTAGCATCGGTCACCGGCCACCCAGACAATCTCCCAACCCTTGTAGGTTTCGAATTTGTAGCTCATGACGGCTCCCCGAGAGGCCTGGCGAATGCCGTATTCGATGGAGTCTTGATCGCCGGATAGGCATACCATACGGTCACCACGCGCACGCCTTCGTCGTGAATCTCGGTGTCGATGTGGGCCATACGGATGATCGTGTCGTCGTCCGTGTCCGGCTGTTCGATCTCGGTGTCGTCGGCGTCGTGGCCGACCCACTGGGTTTTGGTGATGAGTTTCAATACTGCCTCGCTATTTGCTTGAGTTTTTCTAAGCCGTCGTGGTCGATGACGTCGCAGCTGATGAACTCGCCTTTGGGTATCTCACCGCCGACCTGGATCTTCATGGTCTGACCATCGTGCACACGCCAGATTCGCACCGGCGCCTCGAGGTCGTCGGCGTGTTCGCGCAGGTATCTCTCGGCATGGGCATAAAGGTGACGCCGCACCACCTCGACAAGCGAGACCGGCGGGCCGATCTGGTCGAGGATTTCCTCGGTGAGGCGGCGGGTCGTCGACTCCTCGTCGATCCAGTTTATGTCTGGTGACAGAAAGCTCACCGGGACTCCAGGTATTCTAAGACCAGATCGCCGAGCTCGGTGAGTCTCGCGCCACGGGGCCCGCCGTCATACGGGTCGCGCGACCAGCTCTCGAGTAACCCCGACTCGACCATCGCATCGAGCGTGTCAGTGTCGGTCAATCGCCTCTTTGATGCTCCCGACCATCTGTCTCAGGATGCTCAATTCGCCTCCCCGTCCACGCCGGCCAAAATCTCGGGGTCGACGCCGTGCACGCAGGTCAAAATCACCTGCTCTTGGCACAAGTTGTGCCAGAAATCGATCGAGTGGTTGACCATGTCCTCGGCGCGGCGGGCCATCTGGATGTATCCCGACAGGTACTCGCCGTATTCGTCGACATCGAGTGGGGCGCCACTGAACAGGTGGTCGATCAGAATCTTGTCGAACTGCATGGCGTTGCCCACCACCGGTTCGTCGTCGTCTCGCCAACGGATCTGCACGCCCAGCATGCGCGCGACGGCGACGCTGTGGATCGCCAGGAAGGTGCACGGGGTGACGATGCGCTGGGTGAGATTGGCCGGAATCAGATCGACATCGGGGTCGTCGCTGACGAATTTTTTCATTTCCTCGTGAGCCTTCATCCAGGCCACCTGGTGATATTTCACCTCTTTGTGGTGGTAGAGGACTTCCTCACGGAACGAGGCGCCCACAAAAAATGGGGTGAGTGCGGCCACAGTGTCAGAAAATTTTTCAAGTATCATTTTTTCGGTCAACTAACCGCTTTAATCGTGGATTTTGATCGTGAGTCTGGAAGGGGGGGCGAGCACATACCTCTAAACCCACATCAAAACAAAATTTTCTCGAACTCCCACAATGCGAAAAACATCGCTTTTACACTACGCTTATGTTGGGACCTTCCTTTATGTAGTGTATGTGCGTGCCGGACGTCAAGTGTTTTTTTTGCACGCCTCATAGATGATACCATCATTGACTCGGCGCATTTCGAGGTGCTACAAACGCGACCATTCCCCATCCCCCATAAGGCCAACATCCTGCCAATGCATGACGAACTTGACACTATCAAGACGCTCCAGGCTCCCTTCGAGGATCTCGGCTACCATACCCACAACTCGCGCAACAACCCGTGCCCTATGCACGCAGGCAGCGACCACCTGTCGATCTGGACCGACGCCGACGGTGTCATCCGGTACAAGTGCCACAACCCGGCCGGCATCCCCGACGAGGACGCCACCGGTACCATCATCGACCTGTGGATGGTCGAGCGAGGCTTGAGTGTCGAGGACGCAATCGGGGAGCTCAAGGCAAAGTATGGATCGGGCGAGAGTACTGGGTACTCGACCCATGTGCCCCAAAAGCGCCCCGAGCCGGTCGAGGTCATCCGCCCCCAGACCACCGAGAAGACCCTGCCTCCCGTCGAGTGGATCGAGTACAACGGTCGGCAGGTCCAGGGCATGATGCGAAAGCGCGACAAGGGTGGGTGGGAGGCCTTATTTTTCGACCAGGCCACCTCCATCGACACGGTCGCCTGCGAGTACAACGGCAAGCTCCACGGCTTCGCCACGGCCCGGTGGGATCTGCCCGACGGCAAGTTCGTGCGCCCGATGCACTTCGACGGCACCGAGTGGCAGACGGGGATGGGGATCACCAGAAACCACAGGCGCCCGCTGTACAAGCTGAGCGAGCTGGCGGCCGCAGGCCAGCAGACGGTCTACATCGTCGAGGGTGAAAAATGCATGCACGCCCTCCAAAAAGCGCTCAACAAATGCAAGGGCGACGCCTTTTTTGCCGGCGAGGACGAGTCGAAGTACGAGGCCATCGTCACCACCTACCTGCAGGGCGGCGCCGGGGTCACCGACCTGTACTGCCTGCACGACAAGCAGGTCATCATCGTGCCGGACATGGACGAGCCGGGCGCAAAAAAAGCCCACCAGCTCGCACTCAATATGCCGCACAACGACATCCGGGTGCTGTGGCCCGAGTCGAACCCGAACATCGACCTACTGCCGGAAAACAACGGCAAGGACATCGCCGACTTCCTCGAAGAGGCGTCGTTTAACGTCAAGAAGTTCCTTGGTCGTCCCGGCGTCCACCCGCGAGACATCTTCGAGTTTGAGCCCGAGACCAGCCTCGCGGTCACCCGCCAGTGGTACGACGACAGCAAAGTTCGAAACTACTACACAGTCAGCAGAACGACCGAGGAGGGAAAAACGAAGACCTCCAAGCACAAAGTGCAGATGCGCGAGATCATTGACACCATCCACAACCTCGTCGACGAATGGCCGCGTATGATCGGACCCTACCTGGCCGCGCAGGGCCCGCACTGGGGAGATGTCGCCGCACCAGACAAGGCCATCAACTTCATCGAAAACTCTACTGACCTGAGCTCCTGGCTCCAGCTGACCACCAACGTCGTCTGGTCCGACTCCCAGGTCTGGCTGGACGGAGAGAAAACCCGCGCCGCCAACTTCGGCGAACTCTTGAGCGCGCTGAAAGACCAATCCAAGCACAATTACACGAGCTACAAGACCATCCCCCACCACCCGCCACTGCCGAACACCATCTACACGGCCGACGTCGAGCCAGGAGATGGGCGGTATCTCGAAGAGTTCATCTCCAAGCTCAACCCCGAGACCGAGCTCGACCGCCAACTCCTCGAATCGGCGGTGCTCACCCCCTTCTGGGGAGGCCCGCCCGGCCAGCGCCCAGCTTTCGTGCTTACGACCGACCACGGCCGAGGCGTCGGCAAGTCGACGACCATCGAAGCCATCGCCAAGATTTACGACGGCTCGATTCAGGTGCAGGAGGACGAGGAGTGGAATCAGGTCACCCAACGACTGCTGACTCCGGGCTCGATGAAAAAACGTGTGCTCTTCATCGACAACATGAAAAAAATGCTCGACCGCGGCGGACTGGAAGCAGCCATCACTCGCGACGAAATCTCAGGCAAGAGAATGTATGAGGGCGACGCGACCATCCCGAACTACTTCACCTGGTTCATGTCGGCGAACACCCCCGAGCTGTCGACTGATTTGGCCTCGAGATCTGTCGTCATCAAGATCGGACCCAAGAAGCACGACTTCGACTTCAAGAAATGGTTCAGCGTCTTTTTGGTCCGACACCACGAGCAAATCATCGCAGACATCAAGGCAAGATTTCTCGAAGAGCCGAAATCTTCGATCGATAAAAACTCGAGATTTCCCGCCTGGGACGAAGACATCATGACCAAGTTCGAGAACGCCGATGAACTCATGAGCCTCATCGCCTCCAGGAAGGGTGACGTGGACGAGGAGGCTAAGGACGCCCACCGAACCTACGACGCCATCTGTGAGCTCATCAGTGCTCGTGGCTTGGATCCTGAGACGGACAAGGTGCATATCCCGATCGATACCCTCAAACAAACCGTTGGAGACCTGTGGGCCACAAAAGGAAAAGACCTTCGATCTGGAAAGGCGTTCTGGAACCACTGGAAAAAAATATCCGTTCAGCCATTCGTGAAAATCAAATGGAAGAAAGGAAAATTCAGAGACGACCGAGGATTGTGGTGGAATGTTGACCAACCGGGAGAAAAAGTTTCTCTGACCAACCTTGATTACGCAGGAGATGTGGTGTTCTGATGAAATTTATTGGTCACTCAAACCGCTCAGATTTTCTGGGCGGTTTTTTTTATTTTAGACAGGTGTAGACACTTCGAAAATTCCCAAAAACCCTAAGTGTCTACCCCTAAACCATTGATATCATTGGGTTTTTCGGAAATGGTAGACACTTCGACACTTTGCCCATACTCTACCACTCTACCTATATACCACCACCTACTACACAATATAAATAATATACTTTTTCTACTTGTGGTAATTCTTATGCAGTTTACTATCTCAAGACTCTCTGGGGGAAGTGTCTAACTGTCTACTAATGATGGGTTTCCTAGTGTTTTCAATGGCTTAGGGGTAGACACTTGCCCAAAAACAAAGTGTCTACTAGACAGTTTGAAGTGTCTACCCTCACCATTCAGACCCCTCCTGCAAAAAAAAGAGGCCGCGCAGCGCCTCCTTTCATTTGAAGTTAACTGAGCGGCCGGTATGCTTACATAGTGTATTTCACGAGAAAAAAATGTCGATGACACCCGTGATAGATTTTATGTCCTCTTCAAAATTTTCTCTCGGAGCCCCTCCTTGCTCTCTGCGAGTTTTTACGTCTAACGATTCGTAAAACTTCGACCATCCAGAATCAGTCCATACCCACAAAGTTTTTGCTTTTTCACTTTCTGGGAAAGTGCGGATGACTATTTTGAATTTTTCATCGTTCGATTTTTTATAAACGACGAGGCTGTTTCTGTGCTTGTTTTCAATCATAAAATCTCCTTGAGCCACTCGAGTAATTGATCTGGCTCGAGGTAGTCGAGGCGGTCACCCGGGTGATCCCCGACCTCCGTCTCTTCGGTCTGCCAGGTTGTGGCCCTCGACGTCAGGACGGATGAAACTGAGCAGGTTCAGCACCACCATCTCGAAGCAGTGTATGCCCCCAGACTCGAGCTTTTCCTCGGCCGAGCGCATCGCAGCGGGGAATCTTGTCGCGATAAATCTCAAAAGTGATGCCATGCAGTGTGTCGGCCTCGTAGCAGTGGTCATTCTTCTTGGTCCATTTCATCCAAAAGTCCCTCGATGATGTCAGTGAGTCGATCGATGTTGGCATGAAGCGAATTTGACCATGGGTACCCCACCCACCCTCGAGCACCACGTCCACGATGCTACCGTAGTCCTGAGTCAACGAGTCGCACTCGACGCACAACCGGTAGCACTCCCACCCATCGTCCCAGATGCCTTTGTGTTAGACATAACTATCGTTGATACCAATGGAAAAGCCGCACTCGTAGCATCTGTATTGCTTGCGAGCGCGGCGCGTGGTGATCTCAATATGTTGTGGTTTCAAATCTCTAGATCCTCGCCCTCAAAACCCTGGAGGACGCACCAGCCATCGCAGTCGTAACGGCCGCGCTTGTCGATGGTCTCAATCTTGTCGTAGTCGATCTTTTCGATGGTGTTGTCGTACTTGATATTCATCAGTAAACCTCCTTATCCAAACACCATTTGTGGGCTCTTATCGTCGAGATGCCGAGCGCCTCGCCCATCTTCTCGGCGGTCGCTATCATGACCCCGGTCTCCAAATGTGTGATCTTGGCCTGCTTGATGAGCTCCTCTTCAGTCTGGGTGTCGGTCGGTTCGATGACGGTGTAGTCATGCTCTCGCAGGATCTGTGCCATGTCTTCGAGGTTCACGAAAACTCCTTCTTCTGTTCTTTGCGCACCTCTTTGGTGCAGCGTGAATAGCTCTTGTCGAGCACCTCGTCGATGCCGGCGTCGGGATTCCTAGATCTCCAGCGTTCCACGACCTCGGGAATCGTCATCGGCTCGCCCTTGTGTTTGAAGCCGGTGGCGGCCATGCGCGGGTTCCTTTCCAAGGCCACCCTCTCATATTCGACGGCGTCGGCGTACAGCCCCGGGTGGGTCTCCCGAAGCGCCCAGTACCATCCGGCGGGTTGGTACGGGCACATGTAACACCCTGATTTCCTTACGGAATTTAGATTCCAGCGCTCGAGAATCGGCGTCTCATCGGCCTTGTCGAGCCCCATCTCCGCCAGCGGGTACGCCTCGGTGCAGTACAGAGGCCCCATCTCCTCGTCGGGGATGCGTGTGGTCTCGTCGGCCGCAATGCCGACGATATTGATATGGGGCTCGCGTTCCCCGGACTTGACCCGGTAGGACCACTGGCGGTTATTGAGCCCCCACCGCACGGTGCTGATGTCGTTCATCATCCGGCGGATCGGCTGGATCTTATGGTTATCGGTGCAGTCGCCTTTCCCCAAAGACGCCACCGTGGCTCTGGACTGGAAGTCGTCCATCAGGGCCGGCCGGTAGTGGTAGGCGCCGTATTCTGCGCGCCACTCCACATCTTCCCAGGTTTCTACGTCGTTGTCGTTCGCGGCGATGCCCTTCTCCAGGACGAGGAACCGGATGTCGTGGTCGCGACAGATGCGCCCGACGTCCAGGATATGCTTGTAGGTCCCCGGCCACTCGTTGCCGGTGTTCGAGAACACCACGCAGTCGAGGTCCTCGGGGCGAATCACCCCGTAGTCCTCGGACCACAGGGCCCCCTCGACACACAGACAAATCATAGCGATCGAGTCGCGTCCGAGGCCGCAGTTAAGCGTGACGATACGTTCGTCGTTAAGTGCCATTGATCTCCTCGGGTGCATCGTACTTCAGGTAGGTGAGCTCGATGCTGACGTAGTCATTAATCCAGTCGTAGACTGCAGCGGTGATGGCGTTATCCAGGTCTTCACCCTCGCAGGGTTTCGAACACTTCGTGCACACATACCAGTGGGTGAGGCCTTCGCCTCCAACCCTCACTGGAGCCGCACAACAGTCAGATATTTTCATAGATCCATGTACCTCGATCGGTCACGGCCGGACATCCTCGTGATGCTCTCGTGCTCTCTTCGCGCTTCTTCGGCCATCTCCCAGGCCTCCTCTTCGATCTCTTCGCCGAAGTCCTCGAGGATGCGCTTGATGATCTCTTCGTCTTTGATTTCTCCGTCGTTGGCGTAGACTTCGATGCTGTCGACCCAGACCTCGGGGCAATCGGCCGGCTGCTCGAGAGTCGCGCTTCCATGCTCGCCTTCAGCCATCCAGTCGATGTCAATCTCGATGTACTCTGCGTCGATATAATCAGGTGCTTTGAGTTCCATAGGTGGATCCTTGTGGGTGATGGGTATTCACGAATACAATTCACACGCCAGCGATCTGGCGTGCATCTTCATTATGCCGCATATGGGCACAATATTTAGCCCCGAGAGATCACTCCCCCGGGGCTCGGTATAGCGTCTGTGACGTCTTCGGCCGTCCATCTAAATATATGGCCTAGCTTTCTACTTGATATCATGGCGCCTCGGCTTGATGGCGCTCTAAGTACGGGGGTTGGGGCCTCCCAGGTGTAAGGTTTATATTATGGCGCGCTCGAGCACCCAATTATCATCATCCCGGCCGAAGCCGATCTGATCGCCCCACCCGTTGTCAGGGGCGTGTTCGAGGAAGATGATTTTCACAACAGCTTCCGCTTGATATTGGAAATACGCTCTCCGCCCACGAACATCTCGTAGTAATTTTCCGGATGGTATCCGGTGTAGTCCTGGTCAATCCACTTCTGGAGTTGGTCGATGCTCCAGCCAACCATGACCGGCACGGGCCCGTAGGCTTGCTTGGGGTTGTAGTGCTGCTCGACAACAAGGCCATTGGCGACAATAATGTCGGACTTGGGCCAGTTTTCTGAGATTTGCATGCGTGCTTTGAAATTCATCGGTCGTCCCCACTACCCTTAATAGCCCCACGGGCTACCCTGTCCTGGAGCTTGACCACGTTCTTCATCGCAACTTGCTCCATCGTCACGCCAATCTCGTGGCACATCGCGGCCACGTACCAAAGCACGTCGCCCAATTCCTTCTCGAGAGAAGAAATTCTCGACGGAGTGAGCTCACCTCCATCATCCCGAATGATCTTCTTGACCTTCTCGGCCACCTCGCCGGCTTCGCCGGCTAAGCCCAACGCGGGATAGGTGAGGTTGTCGCCCTGGTTTGGGTACACCGCAGTCTTAGATGCTGCGTTCTGATAGTCGTCAAAATTCATTGTTCGTCCATAAAGTGAAAGTGTATGTCAATAAATTTTTCGTCGTAGTCGATGACGCGCCGCCACACCTTGATGTGGCGTACGCTTACGTCGTGATCAACAGGAGCTTCGAGCTCGATGTGCAGCTCGTCGCCCACCGAAGGCAGGATGTCCAGCTCCTCGGTGGGCTTCCAGGTAGACCGCATGCCGTTGTTGGTGAAATGTGCGTTCATAGGTCAGTGTACTCCAACCCGCCCAGCACATCAGCTTCCGGCGTGATGGTCGCCCTGGCGAGCTCGATGGCGTGCCGGGCAGCCTCGTGCGGCTCGTCGAACTTGTCAGAAGACCGGTGCGATCGGATCTGACTGTTGTCGAAGTCGACGAAGCCACTCCACTGCCCACCGCTCTCCCATTGGAGCACGCAGATTAGCATCCCGGCGCCGATGTCGAGCGACCACATTTGGGTCGGTTTTTGCCTCGGGTAGACACACTTCCAGTCCCCCAGAATGAAGTCGACGAGCTTGGCGCGCACTTCGGATGAATTGACCACAATGCTCTCCTTTTTGCATTCGTGACTCGAGACGGTGTGGACGAGCGCATCCTCGTAGATGCCCACCTTGATGGGGTCGGTCTTGAGGGTCGAACCCTCACCAGGCTCGAAGCTATGACTTGTGATCTCGAGACTCCCATCAGCGAGCCCATCAGCGATATCTGCAAGAGGATCTTCGGATGCTTTGAGCTTCCTGAAGAATTTCGCCCCGAAGCTCTTCAGCGGCGACTCGCCCCAGTCGGTCGGGGCCTCCTTCATCCCAATGCGAGTCATCTCCAACGCCGCGTCGCGCATGTGAGGAATCCGCTCGATCACTTCCTCGGCCGCGACCTCGGCGACCGGGCCGAACAGGCGCTCCGATGATTTCATCGAGTCGATCAGGAGGTAGCCCTCTTCGGGCTTGACGAACGGCAGCTCCATGATTTCTGGCAGGAGGCCTTCGTCGATCGTCTCGTACGGCATGCCGTTGCCGTACAGGAGTCGGGCGCGCGCGAGTTCGTACCGCGCGAACTTCCTGCGCCCGTTGGGTGTCAGCTCGGGCTTGCCCGTACCCGGAGGAGCTTTGACCAGGCCGGCACGAAAGACCGCGTGCAGATCGTCCCAGGTCGGGTTGGCCTCGCCGGCCCAGACTTTACTAAGTGTCGAAAATAACTTCGTCGAGTCTTTCATAGAGCTCCTTCAAGGTGCCGTTGTTGTCGATAGTGACGTCGACCATGGCGTCCCAGTGGTCGAGCATATTGCGCTCGCTGGCATGCAAGTCGGGGCTCGGGTCAGGCACGACCTCGCCACGCCAGATGCCGACCACAAGCCCGCCTTGCTCCCGGATGGCCTCGGCCTCGTTGGGGTGACGACAGTCTTCGACGGTCACTCTGTAGGTGTTACCCATGCGAGCTAACAGCGATTTAATCCACACATCTTTGTCGATGGCGCGCCCGACTTCGCCGCCGAGCAGCTGCAGCAGTCGCCTGGGAGTCTTGTCCCAGCGAGGGTCTACAGTCTCTTTGGCATCCCGGTCATAGACCTGTTCGTCGGTGAGGTCGAAGATGACCTTCGCAGCCTCCTTCAGGCTGTACGCAAACGCCATGACATTGTAGCCGTGTTTCTGGGCCAGGTATTTTGCCGCGGTCGATTTGCCCGATTGCTTGAATCCTACAAAACCAATCAGTTCGTGCACGCATCCTCCAGCTCCAGGTCGTAGTTACCCTCACCGCACGTCGGCCGGCGACGCGAGAGGTTGGGCTCATCTTTTTTGCGCCCCAGGCAGTGGTAGTGTCGCTCACCACAAAAGGGGCATGATTTGACCTCAGCGTACCAGTACGCCGAGTGTGGGTCGATGGTGGCTTTAGTTTTCGTCATAGTACTCCTTGGCGAGCCGATGGTGAATGAGTTGTGGTGTGACCTTGCGGCCGTGCTTCTCGATAGCCGTCCGGCGCATAAGGCGAGCAAGATGCGTTGGGGATTCAGCAGACTCGTGAACGTGGTCCATAATCTCAAGTGCGGCCTCCTTGCGCAATTCGCGAAACCTCTTGGCGTATGTGGCGGCCGCGAATGTGGAGTCATCCATATGCGCTTGCCGGCCGCGCTCTTGACCATCAAGGGCTCGAGGTCTTGTCCTTTGAGCCAGGCCCGGGCCGCTCGTTCGGATGGGGTCCAGTTGATGTCTATGACGTCAGTCATTTTTGAACCGGCTCGAATTCACATGAATAACCGACGCTGATTTCACCCTCGAACTCCCGGCCACACTCAGGGCAGGAGAGGCAAACAAACGCCTCGTTGTTCCAGTCGAGGTCGAAGCCGGCCAGGTTGGAGGTTTCACGCCCGTCGTGGATGATGCGCTGCGGGATATGTTCGCCGCAACACGGTGCTTGAATATTGCTGACGTGAATCATCATACAGCAACCTCTGCTTTGATAGCGGGGTGATGTTCGTAGCCGACGAGCTCGATGTCGTCGAAGGTGAAGTCGTCGATGTTCCGTATTCCAGAATTTAGAACAAGCTCGCACAGCGCGTGCGGCTCCCGGCTGAGTTGCTCGCGAGCCTTGTCGAGGTGATTGTTGTACAGGTGCGCGTCGCCGAAGTTCATCGTCAGGGTGCCGGGAGTCATGTTGGTTAGCTGTGATACCACATGGGTAAATATGGCATAGAATGCGATATTCCAGGGTACTCCTAGCAACCAGTCTGCGGATCGCTGGTGCATGATGCAGTCGAGGACGTGGGTGGGGATACCGCGCTTTTTGGCTGACTCCACGACGAGTTTTTCACCGTCGCAGCTCCCTCCAGTGGCCTTAACCTCCGTCGCCACCCTGGACATCGGTCGCGGTCGCGTCAGAAACTGAACAATGTTCCCATGACAACAAGGCAGTGTCGTCAGGTTCATCTCGGGGCCGTTCCAAAGGCTGATGATGTGACGTCTTGACTGAGGGTTGTTTTTGAGCCCCTCGATAACCGACTCAACTTGGTCATACGGCAAAGCATAGCGCCAATTTGTATCTTCGGACGCATACTCAAACCGATACCCTTTGTGGGTCTGCCTATTCCCTTGAAGCACATGCCATATATTTGCAGGGTTTAAGTCGTGATTCCTGGCAAAAGCATATCTATTTATGCGCTCGACTTTTTGACCTGATGGCATGGTAGCGACAAACTTACGCGTGTCGCCCCTGTATAGCACGTTGTGTGCTTTCGATAGCCAGACGCACGTTTTTGGTGAGTAGCAGTTTGAAGAGTAGTAGTCTTTGTCTAACTGATAGCCATCCCAATCGTTTTTCTTGAGATGCCAATTAGGCAGCCTTTTAAGGTCATTAAAAAAATTGGTGAAATTGAGCCACCTGTTGCACACAAAAATTCCATCGCCTCCATAATTTTCATAGGCTGGATGGCTTGGGTTGTAGCACCGCTCCAGCATGGATTGCCAGATGGAGTAAAAGTGAGCCTGAATAGGAACGGATTTATCCAGCAGCATATCACCCATGTGGCCCACACCCCACACAGAAGGTGCATAGCGGTCCTTGATTCCGCCCTCTTGAACTCTCTCCCTTCGGACTTCTTTTGCGACGTAGCCCGTATCTAAAAACTGAACATCAACCATGCTTCGACCGCCTTTTCTGTATGAGCGAAGCACTCTGAACTCTCCGTGGGATTTAGATGGTAAGGTTTCTCCAATAAGCGCATCTTCACCGCGCTCTTCGGGGTCAATGAGGGAGAAGTGCTTAGTCACCCGCTTCGCTGTCTTTACCACTCTTGGTTCGACCCGAACGAATTTTTGCGCAGGCGTATGATGGCGAAATTGCTTCCCGTACCCCGGCCCTATATCGCCGTCATCACCTCGCCAGTTTGACCAAATTCCCACCCCTCTGTCTTCGAGCTCTTTTACGTCGGTAGATCCCCGAACTACCATCCAAAGAAACTCTTCAACAACCCCTTTGAACCAAAGTTTTTTGGTGGTCACGGCCGGAAAACCCTCCGACAGGTCATGGGTGAGCTGCACACCGTGGATGCTCCGGGTGCCGGTGCCGGTGCGATCTTTCTTTTGAACACCCTCGTCGAGGATGCGTTGCATCAGTTCCAAATACTGCTTCATACAAGCTCCAGTAAGGGGTATGAGCCCACCGTAGTGGACCCACACCCGCTTTTGCAAGGGTTATTTCAGTGCATTCGAAAGCCGACGATGGCTTTTCTCTCGGACTTCAAGCACAGCTGGCAGTCCGAGCATTTGACGTCGTGGGTCTGTTGAGGGCATATGACCAGGCGTGTGTCTGCCTCCTTGAGGTAGACTCCCTCCTGGTCTGGGTCCACCACCACCGTCGTAGGCCAGCCAGCCCTGTGCGCCTCGAGCGCCTCGTCCATCGTGTCGGCCGACGCGTTAACCGTGAGATTTCTTAATGAATTAAGCCGTCGGGCGTCCAGCTTGCGCCACCCGTGTGTGTACAGCCAGCCGTCGAGGTCGCTACGCCTTCGGTGCCCTTCCATCAACGCTTCGATGTAGGGCATGTCGGGCTGGTCGTCTCGAAAGAGATCCCCAGACACATGGTGTCTGACGAGCCTCTCAGGCGGAATTTGAGACTCCATCCATCCGAGCAGCATATCGCCGTCGACCGGCGACTGGGTGCCGCGGCGCGCATGAAGCGCCACGTTGCCGTGCTGGGCGTAGCAGCCGTTTCCAAGAAGTGCGCAGCTCTGGGGGCATGTACACCCTACCTCGCGGTAGGTGGTGTACACTCCGTCCCCCAGTTTTTGGTTTGTTGAGGCCTGCTTGGGAAGGATGATCAAAGGCCGGACTCCCGCCGCCTCCATTCTTCGACACGCGCCTGCGCTCTCTTGGTGGCGACGCTGGCCTTGTCGACCATGGCCACCCACCACTCCTCGTCTAAGTATTTGGTTCTATCTCTACGCTCGGCGGCGGAGATACCCTCTTCGTCGGGGTCGTCGGGGCCGAGATCCCAACGCATGTCGCGCCAATCGTCGTCGGGCTCTGGGACGTAGCCGTCCACGTCTGCTACGCCACGGGGGGCGAATTTTCCAAAGTTGCTCTTGTGATACATTGGTCTCCTTTGATTTTAGTGAATACTTTTTTGATGTCTTCTTCTGAAACATCGACGTTGTGCTCATCAGCGATTTCTCTCCAGTGCTCCCTCCAGTGGGTGATTGTGTGGGTTTCGCATCCTACTGCGATGACGGCGAACGGCGTGTGTCGGCGAACCTCGTATCCTGCGATCGTGGCGATGATGGTGCCGTGGCCGTATCCGTAGCCGTAGCCGTAGCCGTCGCCGTCGCCGAAGCCGAAGCCGTATCTGCTGCCGTTGCCGTCGCCGTAGCCGTGGCCGTTTCCGGTGCCGGTGCCGTGGCCGTAGCCGTGGCCGTAGCCGTTGCTCCCTGTGTCACTCACAACTTACCTCCATGAGTATCTTCTCAACATCCTCTCTTGAGACGTCGGCGCTGTGCTCGCGTGCTATCTCTCTCCAGTCATTCCTCCAGTGGTCGATGGTGTGGGTCTCGCAGCCTACTGAAACGACTGCGAACGGCGTGTGTCCGCAGACATCGTGGCCGCCGATTTTGGCGATGATGTAGCCGGAGCCGTAGCCGAAGCCATAGCCGAGGCCGGAGCCGGAGCCGTAGCCGAAGCCATAGCCGAGGCCGTGGCCGTAGCCGTAGCCGGTGCCGGTGCCGTTGCTGTAGCCGTAGCCGTAGCCTGCGTCACTCACCGTACGCCTCCCACGCTGCAGCGGCGTCATTGCTCACTTCAATCCACTCCTGCCAGACCGTCTCGGTCGTCGACGGGACTTCAGGCGAGATGCGGTCATCATCGATCGGCCCC